ATGCCTGGTGATTGGACTCTTGATTTAGATTATCCAATATGTGGAATTGATGATAAACCGTGCCCTCATTATTTGTCTCGCTGCGACATGTGTGAAGAAAAAGAAATGAGAAAGAGAAAGTTAAAAGAGAAAAAGACAATAACATATAAATGTTCGATTTCAAAGGAGGAAGTAAAGATGTTAAAAGATTTAATGTATTATACAGTAAAACCAGATGATATTTGTGGAATGATTGCACAAATAAACGGTGTAGATTTAAGTAGCGAGAAATCATATTTTGAAAGATATGACAAAGGTGTATATAGACATGATGGATATATTTTCAATGGGGATGCGTTTATTAAAAATAACTGTGAAGAAAAATTATTAAATGGTGGTTGTTATGGTGTGTGTGATAATTATGAGCAAGTTTTAGAGTATCATAAAGATTTATTAACTAAACCAAACAAGAACTATGTGATTATTCTGTCTACTGTTGAAAGAAAAAAACAGAGTGAAGATGGTGAATGTTGTGTTGGATGGTGGCTGGAATATGAAGAACATAAACGGAGTTGCCCATGTTGGGTATTCCATGTGACACCAAATGACAAGGAACATTTTTTCAAAGACTATGAGTATATTCCATTAAATATTAAAATTTTAAGTTATAAGGAGATATGCAATGAAAAAATTTGAAGAAAATGGATTTACAGCAACGGTAACGGACAAGGTTGTAAGATGGGAAATTCCGATTAGTAATCTTATCAATGCTTTTAATAATAGCCCAGAAAATTATAGTGAAGATGGAGAAAATTACATTAAAGTCAAGAAAGGAAAAAGACAGGAATTTGCTGAGTACGTTGCACAACAGTTAATGGAACAATGTGATACTGAAACTGGTATGAGCCATATTGAACAGGCTATTGAAAATGTGTTCCTGGATGTTTTTGAAGGTGATGAAGATTTCGCCAAATACCCTTGATGCCTAAAAACGGAAGAAACGAATATTTTATATGAACTAAAATATTATCACAAAGAACAGGGTGATTATTATGAAAAGAGCAAAGGAGCATATAATATGAACGAATTGAGTATGGACAGATATGATTTTTATCATTGGATGCAAAGAGAATTAGAATCAGATTTAAAACAGTTCTATAAAAGAATTCATTCCATAAAGGTTTTGAATGATAAGTTTTACATTTGGTTTCTCAGTAATGGAGATTGTGTATCAATTCCATTAAATATTATGAGAAGCATTTATGTGAATGGAAAATCAACGGAAAATCTTGTTGCTTTGATTGACACTAAATATGTAGCAAGAATTAAGAATTAGAGGGGATAAAGTGATTGAAAAATGGAACTACTATAATTAAAAGCGAATAGGAAGAAATCAGGATTTTTGTCCGTCATAAGAGAGAATAAAATAAATAGAAAATAAAAGAAGGAGATAAATAATATGTGTAAATTTAAATCAGGAATTATTTTAAAGAACAGAGTAGTCTTAGCACCAGAAGGAAACGATAGTCATTCAGATTTGTTAGAAAGTCTTGGAATTGAAGATACTCATTTTAACGCTTCGAAGACATTTGTTAGAGCGGAACTTGTACCACCTGATGGAAACAAGGCAGTCGATATTGGCAAATGGGAATATATCGTTGATCAGGATATTACTCCGGATTGGTACGACGATGATCCTGGAAGATACGAGGCTGACTTTCGTGTAGCAGTAAAAGAGTATCTTAAAGATAAATTTGTTGTTATGTGTGGACGTGCGTGGACACCAATTAAGAGCGATGAAAAAGGTACATACTATTTGCTTGATGGTTTTCTTGAGGAATCTACTTTTGGAAAAAATAACAATTATGCAGAATCCAACATTCGCAATGAGCTTGTGGATAGTGAGCTAGCTAAAGACTTAAGAAAAGAGTTTGGAGACAGACTCGTGCCAATTGCTTTAGATTTATTATCTCTTGACGGGTTAGATGATTATGGCATTGTTGAGGGAGATATTCTTGCAATCCCAACACTGGATTTATATAGGGAATGTAGGAAGAGTATTCCTAAGAGTGATAGCTGGTGGTGGCTTGCTACACCAGACAGTACACCTTCAGGCACCGGGGCCTCTTACGTCCAGTTTGTCATCTCCGACGGCTACGTGGACTACTACGACTGTGGTTGGAACGATTGGGGTGTTCGCCCGTTTTGCATCATTAAATCTTCAATCTTTGTATCTGAAAAAACTAGCGGGAGGCAAGTGCACTAGGCATGGCGAAGCCGTGCCGGTGGCTGGACAATAACAAATGGAGGTAGGAACTTATTCATGGCAGAACTTGATGTCATTGTAAAATCTATAAAACTTATGGAATATACTATGACAATTACATCAAACAGAAAAAGATATCCAGTCAAACACTCGATTTTAATAAAACGTATTCAAAATCGTTGTATGGATATTTATGAATACTTGCTTGATGCAAATAGACTGAAATTAGAAACCTCAAAATCAGAACGACTAGAGCTTCAGACTAAAGCAATATCTTGCTGCGACAAATTATCGTGTTATGTAGAACTATCAATGAACATGAATTTGATTGGAACTGACACGGTGTCATATTGGCAAAAGCAAATTGATGATATAAAGTACATGACCATAGCTTGGCGCTCGAAAGATAAACAGAGATGAGCTTTGCGGGTTGTCTATTGTATGGCCTCTTACATCCAGTATGTCAACTCCAACGGCAACGTGAACTACAACGACTGTGGTTGGAACGATAGGGGTGTTCGCCCGTTCTGGGATGGAAGACGAAAGAAAGTAGGAGAAACACCGAAATTAGAGTCCCATCATCAAAAGAATAGACAACCCTTCCTGTCTCGCAAGAGGCAGGATAAATATAAAGGAATACAATATTATGATAGAAAGTAAAACTGATTTCGAGAAGATAACTGATTTTGGCAATTTGTATCAAGCATATATAAAATCTAAATCGGGTAAAGGATTTTCTAAAAGTAGACAACGATTTCAAATTACTGCACTTGATGGAATTCATCAGATAAAGAGAAGATTGGAAACAAAGACATATGAAGTTGGAAAGTATAATGAGTTTACGGTTTATGAACCAAAAGAAAGAATAATAAAATCTGGTTCATTTGTAGATAAAATAGTGCAACATAGTTTATGTGACAACGTACTCTTGCCGTGTTTAAAAACTGAATTTGTACCAAATAACTTTGCTGGACAAGTGGGAAAGGGGACTTTATTTGGTTTGGATTGGCTTAGAGCACAAATGTATCTAGCATATCATAAATACGGATATGATTGTTGGATTGTAAAAGCTGATATTAGCAAATTCTTTTACAGTATTGACCATGACATATTGAAGGATATGGTGCGATATTTTTTAAAGGATGACGATGTATACTGGTTATGTGAGAAGTTTATTGATAGCACTAAGGGGTTCGGTCTTCCATTGGGAAATCAATTAAGTCAAGTGTTTGCACTTTTATATTTATCGGGACTTGACCATTTTATCACAGGAGAATTAGGTGTGAAATATTATGGAAGGTATATGGACGATTTCTACTTGATTGTTGAATCAAAAGAATATGCGAAATGGTGTCTGTCTACAATATATGAATTTGCTCATAGTCTCGGACTTGAGTTAAATGGAAAGACACAGATTATACCTTTCAAGAATGGTATTAAATTTTGTGGATTTCATACATACGTTACAATTGATGGTAAGGTTATACGAAAGTTGAAAAACGAAAATAAAAGAGTTGCTAAAAAGAGATTTAAGAGAATGGCTTATTTGGTTAAAAAAGGAAAATTAAATAGAGAAAAGTTTGATGAATCATATAACGCATGGAAAAATCACATATCTCATGGAAATTGTGTGAAATTGGGACATGAGATGGACAAATATATTGTGGTGGTGTTAAAGGAATGAATTAACGATTTTGTATATATTTGAAAGGAAAAGAAAATGCAGGTGATATTTTGGATTAGTGTATTGATTTATATAATTTGGCTCATTGGATATCCGGTGTACAAAAAGATTAAAAAAGAATCTATAATGGATGGAACACTTTATAGTTTAGTGGTTTGCATATTGGCATTAGTGGTAAACATTATTAATTCGCTTAGATTTCTATTAGTACCTTAAAAGCCACATTTTAAGTCCTGAGATGGATTCGTAATATGGGAAATGAACCATGTTATAGATAGTCACCACTGCAATCATCTATCGGGTTGGATAGTGACGCAGGTGTTCATGTACGAATTCCCACTGATAACAGCGGAACCGCCAGTACGCACGGACATGCGCCATAGGTACATTGCCCATGTCTTATCACCTCCTTTGTATGAGTAGCATTGTAAGCTGAATGGGAGGCTCGTTTCTAATAAGTAAAGCATGTCTAGGTGACTACCATTAATGATAATTATAATGTAAAATAGATAACAATACAAGCAGAAAGTGAGAAAAGAATATGACATTAGAAAAGATTAAAGAAAAATTACGATCAGATGAGTATGGATTCCTTAAAACTGACAGAAATCTAGGTAATAACATCATACTTCTTACATTAGGTGGCAGTTATGCTTATGGAACAAACAATGAGAATAGTGATTTGGATATTCGTGGTTGTTCTTTGAATAGTAAAATGCAGATTCTTACTAATGAGAATTTTGAGCAGTTTGTAAATGAAGCGACTGATACCACGATTTATTCATTCAATAAACTTGTTGCATTATTGAGTAATGTAAATCCTAATACAATTGAGATGCTTGGTAATAAGCCAGAACACTATTTCTATGTATCTCATATAGGTCAGGAATTACTTGATAATGCACATTTATTCTTATCTAAGAGAGCGGTTTATTCATTTGGAGGATATGCGACAGCGCAGCTTCGTAGACTCGATAACAAAGCAGTAAGACTTGTAAATCAAGAACAAAGAGAGAAACATATACTGAACAGTATTATGAACGCTTATCATACATTTCCAGAAAAGTATTTTTCGTTTAGTGAAGACAGTATCAAATTGTATATTGATAAGTCAGAACAGGAAGAATATGATTCTGAAATCTTTATGGATGTGAATTTACATCATTATCCATTGAGAGATTACAAAGCCATGTGGTCTGAAATGAATAATGTTGTTAATGATTACTCCAAGATTGGAAAGAGAAATAAAAACGCAATCGAACATGGTAAACTCGGAAAGCATATGATGCATCTAATTCGTTTATATCTTATGTGCTTAGATATTCTTGAAAAAGAGAAGATAATAACATATAGAGAAGCAGATCATGACGTGCTTATGGATATTCGTAATGGCAAATATCTTGACGACAATAACCAACCTATTCCAGAATTCTATGAAATGGTAGATGATTTTGAAAAGAAATTGGAATATGCAAAAGAGAATACAAGTTTACCAGACAATCCTGATTATGATAGAATTAAGGAATTTACTGCAAGTGTTAATGAAAGGGTGGTAAAAGGTGAATTTTAAAATAAGCATACCGCAAGATGCATATGATTTGATTCATATTTTACAAGAACATGGCTATGAGGCATATGTAGTCGGAGGCTGTGTTAGAGATAGTATTTTAGGTAGAGCACCTAGTGATTGGGATATTTGTACGTCAGCAACTCCTTCGGAGATGTTAGACATTTTTAAAAATAAGAAGGTAATTGAAACTGGATTGCAACACGGAACAATTACAGTTGTTGCGAATGGCGAACCATATGAAATTACAACCTATCGACTGGATGGAGATTATTCTGATCATAGAAGACCAGATATCGTAACTTTTACAGATAATCTCATTGAAGATTTGAAGCGCAGGGATTTTACAATCAATGCAATGGCTTATAATGACGAAGCTGGTTTGATTGACCCTTTTGGTGGAATGGAAGATATTAAATATAACAAGATAAATTGTGTTGGTTCTGCAAAAGATAGATTTTCGGAAGATGCTCTAAGAATACTTAGAGCAATTCGATTTGCTTCTCAACTTGATTTTGTAATGATGCCTGATACAGATTGGGAAATTCATAAACAATATAAAAATTTAGAGAATATATCTATTGAAAGAATCAATAACGAGTTCTGCAAAATAGTATCTTCAAATAGTTTTTGTGTACAGATGGTTTTATATAATGAAGTATTTGCATTATTTATTCCAGAGTTAAAAGATATGTTTGAGTTTAAACAGAACAATCCATATCATAATTACAATGTGTGGGAACATACAATTCATGCGATTGAGAACTGTGAAGATGAAGAGTTAATTATAAAATTAGCTGTATTATTTCACGATATTGGTAAACCACATTCATATCAAGACGATGAAGATGGAACAAGGCATTTCAAAGGTCATGGTAGAGTTAGTGCGGATATGACAGATGAAATTATGAAACGTATGAGATTTGACAATGATACTAGAAATTCTGTTGTAGAACTGATTTATTATCATGACGCTACTTTTGAAGTTGGCAAAAAGTATATCAAGAGATGGTTAAATAAGATAGGAGAATTGCAGTTTAGAAGACTTCTTCAAGTACGAAAAGCAGATATTAAAGGTCAAAATCCTGATTACGAGAATGGAAGATTACAGAAAGTATTTGATATTAAAGCATTATTAGAAGAAGTATTATCAGAGAAACCATGTTTTTCATTGAAAGATTTAGTCATTAATGGTAATGATGTCAAGAAAACAATGATGATAAAAGAAGGAAAAGATATCGGTTATTGGTTAAACGTAATTCTAAATAAAGTCATAGACGGAGAATTAAATAATACAAAAGAAGATTTGATTTATTATATGACTGGAATTACAGACGGTTGGATTGAGGAATAGAAAGAAGGTGTTTAGATGGCGGTACTTTTTACTAGTGACACTCATTTCTTTCATAATAATGTGCTGCGTTTTGATAATAGACCGTGGAATACAATGGAAGACATGTGTAATGAAATGTTAAAACGTTGGAATAGTAAAGTATCGAAAGATGATACTGTATACATTCTAGGTGATTATACGTGGAAACAAGGTGATGAACATATTGAGTTCTTAAAGAAACTCAATGGACATAAGAGATTAGTTCTTGGAAACCATGATTTTAGAAATGCAAGTAGGAAGTATAAGGATTTGTTTGAAGCAATTAAAGATTATGATGACATTAAGGTAACTCTTCAAAACGGAGAAGTTAAGAGATGTATCTTGAGTCATTATTTTATGCCGTTCTATAACGCACATTATTATGGTTCCATTTTACTTCATGGTCATTCACATAATACGAAAGAGCATTATGAGGAATTGAGGATAGCAAAAGAACTGAATGATAAAGGATTTACAAATCAAATTCACAATGTCGGGTGTATGCTATGGAATTATGAACCTGTAACATTGGATGAGATACTTACTGGAGGTGAGAAAGATAAAAATTGAATTGATTAAACTAAAATTCGATGGCTCTGTATCATATAAGTACAAACCATTCAAATATTGCTGTGAAGCAATTACTAAAAACAGAACAATAGAATTTACGGAAGAATCATCTACGTATGATTTCTACGACACTTATGACGATGACAATATTACACTTCCTCATTTTGCTTCTTGGCTTTCTGAAACAGTTAAAGATTGGGAAGATGAATGGGAGAATGAATATTATTATCCGATTAAGTTCTGTCCTCATTGTGGAGAACCTATTGAGATTGTTGTGATTGGTGAGGAAGACAGGACGGAAGAATACCTTGAACTGAAGAAACAGAGAGACGATTTGTGGAAGAAATGTCGGAGAACAGATAGTAAGAAGAAAGAAAATGAATTGAGAAAACAGGTGCAGGAACTTGATGGAAAGATTGAATGGTTCTATGCATTGAGTGAATATTAAACAGAGAATTAAAAAGTAGATAGTCTGATCTACTCCTAATTACGACTGATAATCCGACGATTAAGGTTATCATACAATTCTAAACATACTTAATCTAGTGTGTAATTTCCAATAAAAGAGAATTAAATAGCAAAGGAGTGATATTTATAGGATTAAATATAGGGTATTTGACTTCGAATAAAAAGCAGGATGATTTATTTACTCCTGCCTATGCGGTAGATCCGATTATTAAATACCTATCTAAAGATAAAATAATTTGGTGTCCCTGGGACTGTGAATGGTCAGCATTTTATCAGAGATTAAAAGAAGAAGGATTTAAAGTAGTAAGAAGTTCATTAGAAGAAGGAGAAGACTTCTTTGAATATGAACCGGATGAGTGGGATATTGTTGTTAGTAATCCGCCTTTCTCAATTAAAGACAAGGTATTAGAACGGTTATATTCATTCAATAAACCATTTGCTATCTTGTTGCCATTGAACTCATTACAAGGCAAAACGAGATACAAATATTTCAAACAAGGTATCCAGATTCTTAGTTTTGATGCAAGAGTTTGTTACCATGATAAAAATCATATGGATAGTGTGGTAAAAGGTAGTCCTTTTGCGACTGCATATTTTTGCAGAGATTTGTTGCCAAAGGATCTCATTGTAGAAAAATTGGTTACATATGAAAGACCGTTGATGACTAGATAAAAGGTTGATTTTAAGTCTTTATAAAAGAAAATCAGAAAGGAAAAAGTTAGGTAGCTACTAAGGACATGTCACTTTCTGGGAAATAAAAAATAAGATACGTTGGAAGTAAGAACAAATTAAGTAAGGATTTAGCGCCAATTATTCAGTCTTATATAACTGATGACACAAATGGTTATCTAGAGCCTTTTGTTGGTGGTGCAAACATGATTGATAAGATTAAGCATAAGAAAAGAATAGGTTGTGACATACATAAACAGTTGATCGAATTATTAAAATATGCACAGGAACATGAAACTGAATTGCCAGAAAGAATCTTAGAGAATGAATATAAGGAAGTTCAGCAGAACAAAGAAAATTATCCAGATTGGTACTTAGGTCTTGTAGGATTTTGTGCAAGTTTCGGTGCAAAATATTTCGGTGGTTATGCAAGAGATTCTAAAGGTGATAATAGCGGGAAATGGTCTGCTGGTGCTATTAGAAACTTAAAAAAACAGATACCAAACATCAAAGATGTAAAGTTTATAAATTTGAATTTTTATCTAATATACGTAAATAACTTTTCAACCCTTATATTGTTTTTATCATCCTTATTTTTGTTACTATCCAATAATGTCTTGGTTTCTTTTTGCCAAATGCAAGTAAAATCATCAGGCATTGAATATTCACTTATCAAAACTGTATTATTCATGCTCGCTACTTTTACCCATTCATAAAATTCTTCATATGAGAACGAATTAGTAGCGTATTTAGTAGTTCCACGATAAGGGATATCACAATAGATTACATAGTTTTTGATTTTTTTAAGTGGTATCGCTTGAAAATTCAATTTAATTGGAAAAGTAAGAAAGTAGGAATAAGACAATGAGAAGAAAAGAAAGGAGTAACACCTTATCCTAGTGAAACTAGGTTTATCACAATTCAGATTAATGTGTGTGATAGTAAAAGTATAACAATTGGCCGATTTGTCAGCAGAAGATAATTACCATTGACTAGAATATGGTTAGTGGTTGGTGTGAAAGAAAAATATATTGCAAGTTGTAGCTGGGGGAAAGACAGCACAGCTATGATATTGATGTTAATTGAGAAAAAATATCCTCTTGACGAAGTGATATTTTACGATACTGGCATGGAGTTTAAAGCAGTTTATGATGTGAGAGATAAAATTATTCCGGTGTTAGAAGAGAATAACATTAAATATACAGAATTAAAACCCGAAAATCCGTTTTGGATAGACATGCTTATTCGTGAAAAGAAAAAGAGAACTGGAGAAATAGTATATGGAGATGGATATTGTGGTGGAACTTGTAGATGGCATACATTTAAAAAACAAGCAATATGCAACAAATATACGAAAGATTCTATTGTGTACGTTGGTATAGCATCAGATGAAACTAAGAGACTTCAGAAGTTAGATTACAACAAAATAGCTCCTTTATCAGAGTGGAATATGTCTGAAAAGGATTGTCTTGATTATTGTTACAAGCACGATATCACTTGGGAAGAGGACGGAGTTGATTTGTATTCTATATTAGACCGTGTAAGTTGCTGGTCGTGTAGAAACAAAAATCTTAAAGAACTTAAAAATATGTATTTATATCTTCCTAAATATTGGAAGATGCTGAAAGGGTTGCAAAGCAGGATTGACGAGCCTATGAAAGGCGAAGGTAAATCAGTGTTTGAACTAGAAGAAAGGTTTAAGAGAGAAGTTGAAAATGAAAATAAAAAATAGGAAGGAGTAATACCTATACGGTGAAACCGGTTGTTGTGAGACTGCATAACTCAACATAAAGACGATAATAGCAGCGCCCACTTAATTGTGGGCATGGGAGGGTATATCGTTTACCACGCACCATAAGGTAAGTGGCTGGTATGAAGTATATAGCAAGCTGTAGTTTTGGGAAAGATAGTTTAGCAATGGTTCTATTGTTGATTGAAAAAGGATATCCGTTAGATGAGGTTATCTTTTATGACACGGAAATGGAGTTCCAGGCAATTTATAATAATAGAGATAAACTATCTAAGATTTTAGAAGAAAAGAAAATTAAGTTTACAGTGTTAAAAGATGTTCTTCCTTTTACATATCGTGCATTTGAAAAAGAAGTAAAGGCCAGAAGTGGACTTATTAAACGCGGGTATAATTGGTGTGGTGGAATGGCTAGATGGGGAACTTCTGGAAAATTATCTGCAATTAAAAAACACTACAAAGAGAATTATGGTAATGAAGTAATTGTAGAATATGTTGGCGTAGCTGCTGATGAACCACAGCGAATAGAGAAGTATAGAACTAAGCGTGACAAGAATATAAAAGTTTATCCACTTTCTGAATGAAATATGTCGGAGAAAGACTGTTTGCAATATTGTTATGAAAACGGATGGAGCTGGCAGGAAAATGGATATGAGTTATATGTGCTTTTGGATAGGGTTTCTTGTTGGTGTTGTGGGAATAAGAATCAGAAAGAGCTTCGTAATATTTACGAGAAACTGCCGGGATATTGGGATAAACTGAAATGGTACGAAGATACATGCCAGGTTCCGTATAAAGGCAAGGGCATTGAGTATTTTGAAAAGAAATTTAGAGAAGAAAAAGAGAATAAGTAGGTAGAAAATAAAATTTTTATCTTCTTCTCTATTCAAATCTCTTTAATTTACAAGGAGAATATTCTCATCTTTACCGGTAATACTTGTATTCCCTTCCTTATAATCATTGAATTTACAGCGTTTGCAACCGCTAAAACTCTGTTGAAAATTTTAATTCATATGATAATAAGCACACTCTTGAACAACTTAAAGCACTTCAATCAATGACCTTAGGTGAAAAGGTTGGAGTCACACAAGCAAGACTGATGGAGTGGTATTTGAGAAATGATAAAAAGTGTTATGTATCATTCAGTGGTGGGAAAGATAGTACAGTATTGGCTTATATAGCTGCACAAGTTTGTGACATGTTCCATTGTAAATTAGTATTGTGGTTTTCAGATACAGGATTAGAATTTCCTGAATTACGAGAACACGTAAAGACATATGGTGATTTCTTGAAAAAAGAATTTGAAGGATTAGATGTTGAAACAATAATAGAATACCCAAGAGACAGAAAAGGAAAAAGAATATTATTTAAAGATGTTGTTTTGAATTACGGTTATCCAATTATTAGTAAGAGAATATCTGGATATGTCAATAGCGCAAAAAATGATCAGACGTGTACAAGAGCAAAATATTTAAGTGGGGAAATAGAAAATACTTTGTTTGGAGGAAATGGTAAATGGTGGTTTCTTGTAGATGCACCTTTTAAGATATCTGACTATTGTTGTACAAAACTAAAGAAAACTCCTAACAAAAATTTTGCTAAAAGAACAGGATTAAAACCAATATTTGGTACAATGACAGAAGAGAGCGTTAATAGAAAATTAAATTGGATAAAATATGGGTGCAATGCTTTTGAAGGAAAAGAACAAAGAAGTCAGCCAATGTCATTTTGGACTGAACAAAATGTATTAGAATACATAGCTACATACCATTTACCATATCCATCAGTATATGGAGAAATTAAACAGGATGAAACTGGTAAATGGTATACGACAGGATATAAAAGAACCGGTTGTATTTTCTGTGGCTATGGTTGCCATTTAGAAAAAGAGCCAAATAGATTTCAGATGTTGAAGAAAACTCATCCGGAACTATGGTATTTTTGCATGAAACCTGTATCAGATGGCGGCCTTGGTATGAGAGAAGTGTTAGAATATATAGGAGTAAAAATAGAATAGTTAGTCATGAAATATGACTTTCATTTTGAGTAAGAAAATGGCGATTGTATGTATATTAAAGGAATAGAAGCAGTTTTTAGAGCTATCCTTTATTCTGAATCTTGTATCGGAATAGCATTTTCATGTGAGGAATATTCAAAAGAATATTTTGATGAAATTAAGAGAATTATTAATAAATATGAAATTGTTAAAAGAGAAATATCAGAAGTTGGGAAGACGGTAATTAACTTCAAAAATGGTAGCCATATAGATATATTGAAACCAACTAAAAACGACCCTGTTATCAGAGGTAAGAGGGCTGACATCTCTCATTGGATGTACGATTATGAAGCATTTGGAATTAGTAATGAGGATTTTGAAAAGGTGGTTGAACCATTTTGAAGGAAGGAGAATTAAAATTTAAATAAATCAGGGACAATTTTTTCGTGGGATGAACTGATGATTCATGATTGGGAAAAAGATGTTGTGTTACTTGAAGAATTTTGCAAGGACTTGAGAGACAAGATTATTGAGGGCGTTTGTAACGTGTTAGAGACGGCGTAGCGGAGGTAAAAATTGAGAGTTGATATTAAAAGAAGTATAGATGTAAGTAAATTGATGGCTGCTATTGTAGACTATACAAATATGACAAATTACAGAAAAGATGATTCTTATTTGGTTATGAGTTCAGCTACTAGATGTGCGTTAATGACCAAGTGTAATGATGGACATGTTAGTAAGGAGATAGGGAGTGAAAGGACATTTGATGAATTTTATGGGATTCCGATTGCCATATGCAATAAATTAGATTTCGGAGAAGTAGATGTTAAATAAGAAGAAATGTTACTCAAGTCGAAAATGGAGTTGGTAGTTTTGAAATTAAAAGAAGTAAGAAAAACAGCAAGAGAGAATTTGCTACAAATGAATCATCCATACTGGGAATATATTTCATTCAGAAAAGAGTTCGGATTTTACCATACCCCCTCTGTTTATATAAAGCAGAAAGTTGGTAAATTTTGTTATAAACAGTGTGATCCAATAAAGGATGGCTACGCAGTTTTCAAATTAAGAAAAGACGGGTCATTAGAACCTATTATGGACTCAGACCACTCAAAGAGATTCCATAATGAATTGATTAACAGAAGAATACGTAGACAACAAAGAGAATATATAAAAGATAATAAATATTTCTTTTATCTTATAAGGTAAAAGAGAATAACTAAGTGGCTATATATCAATGGTTGCAAACATTTTTATATAGTAAATCAAAATGAAAAGAAAGGAATTTTTACAATAACACCGGTTAAAGTGATATGCATATCCTTGTAATTCAATGGTTTAATGAATACAGAGGAAAGAAATAGTTTAAAAGATAGACTAAATGGAAGACCATTACGGATACTGATTGGTGGTAGTCCATGTACATATTGGTCTATCGCACAAAAAAATAACCGAGAGACAGAAGCAGAAGGTTTAGGATGGGAACTGTTTAAGAATTATCTCATTGCGAAAGAGAAGTTTAAACCAGACTTTTTCTTATATGAAAATAATAAATCGGCAGTACAAGCAATTAAAGACCAGATTAGTCATGAACTTGGTGTTGGTTTACAGTACATAAATTCAGCTTTAGTTTCTGCACAGAATAGGCAGAGATTTTATGCACACAACATTCCTGGTGTTGAACAGCCGAAAGATAGAGAAATATATTTAATTGATATTCTGGAAAGTGGTGCAACGTGGTTGGAAAAATCATATGCATTAACTACGATATGCTCTGGTGCGATTATTTCTGATACATTGAAACGTCATAGACATACAATGGTTGCAGAACCAGTAAGAATCGGAGATATAGGTAGTAATTCTCAGGCACATAGAGTTTATTCTCCATACGGTAAATCGGTAAATCTTGTTGCAAATGGTGGTGGACAAGGCGCAAAAACAGGATTATATGCAGCTCCAGTATTTCCATTTGGTATTGATTCAAATGGTAAAGCACACTGTATAGACGCAAATTATTATAAAGGTTTTAACCCAAAACAAACTCTTGAAAAATATAGAAGAACTATGGTTGCTGAGTTGACAGATTTTAATTTATCAGAGTATGAAAATGTAATAATACATGAAAGTGGAAATATTGAGATAGGTGGCAAGTTAATTTACTGCGTCAAAGGCGGATACATCTGTTATAGGGATGAAAAATATAAAATAAACCTTCTGGATGGATATTATACAATTCGTAAATTGACACCGATTGAGTGCGAAAGACTACAAACTCTCCCTGACAACTACACAGATGGAATTTCTAATGCGCAGAGGTATAAGTGTATCGGTAACGGTTGGACAGCAGAAGTTATTATTCATATCTTATCTTACATTGATTTTCCAAAAGATTATCCAATCGAAGTTCTGTCAATGTATGACGGTATCGCAACAGGCAGATATTGTTTAGAGAAATTAGGATATACAAACATTACATACAAGGCATATGAAATTGATTCTTATGCAATGAAAGTGGCTTTGAAGAATTATTCAGACATAATTGAGTGTGGTGACGCATTTCAGTTGAGAGAAGAAAATTGGGAATATTAAGGCATTAAATGAATCTTTTATTTGGAGAATAAATAATCAAAGAGGAGTTGATAAATATGAGTTGGTGGACATATGTACATGGGACAATAGTAGTCAGTCCAATGGGAAGGACTCAAGCAGAAAAGAGGTATATACTTGATACCGTTTTAGAACATCTTCCGGTGGTATCTGGATCGGAACGAGATATGAATGTTTATGTGATTCAAAAAGAAGGAACTGATAGTTCATGTTCTTGCGATGAGTTTGGGCGAGTAACGAACAATCTAAGAGATAGTTCCGGCGATAGGAGTCGGAAACGAGGTTGGTTGCGGGTTCAATCTGAATACATTTTAGTTGTGGATGGTTCTTTGCGTGATAGAGAATTTGAACAGACTTATAAACAGTTCCAGAAGTGGATATGTCGTTTGGCAAAAAGAATATCCGTAGAAGATGTACTTGTTGAAATCAAAGATTATGAGCAAAGTACAATCATTCGTAATAATAATGACTGTTATGGTAATATGCATGAAAATCCTTCATGGTATAGGACGGAAAATCACAATAACTGGAAACTGAATAAGAAATTGGAGAAATATCATCCGGAAATAGAGTTCAATGAACCAAACTGGTGTGAATATCTAATGTGGGAACGCATGGATAATTGCGATTATCCGAGGTTGCTTGGGTATAAGTATTTCTATGATGAGTTAAACGATAAGAAAGTAGAAGAGTGGATTAATAAAGGAGAATAAAACAATGGGAAAGAACAACAGTAAAAGAAAACCGAGAACAGAATTTGCAAAGATGACGAGTATTATGGCAAAACTGGACAATCAGTTAAAAGCCGAGAAGGAAGCAAGGAAGAAGACAAAAGCAGATCGGAAAGGGGTTAAATAATGTGTCCATACATGGAATGGTTTGAAAACAAACCGCCTAAATGTAAACCTAAAAATGATTTATGCACTATGTGTGTTGCAGGAAATAGAAAGAGATTCAAGGAGATTGTGAATGAAGAATGTAGAGATTCAAAAATCAAGTAGTGAGTGTCGAATGTGTCTTGACATGGCGGTATATTGTAATGAACTGCCACCGTGTCATGCCTGCAATAACGAAACAGGAGAGTGGATTGATACGACGAGTAATTTTTGGGGTACATATGGAATTGTTCAATTGGCTGGCGGTGAGATTAGAAAAATTCCTATTAGTATGTTAAAAGTTATTGAGCAATGAAATTTTCATTTCTTCCGTGAAAAGAAGGGAGAAGTATGAAATTAAGCGAAATAACAGAATGGATAATAGAGAAATATCCAGGCAGTTGTATATCATGTAACAATGTTGTGATAAATGGCTGTAGAGAAGAATGGTATGAAGAATCTCTCATTAAGGAACTGATGGATTTCTTTTCATACGAAATTGTAGGTATGTGCGGTTGTGGTGTTCCTGAAGATACTCATGAGGTGATCCGGAGGGTTCTTCATATCAGGAAGGATTGGCAAAATAAAAAAGTAGCATTTGAATCAGTACAAGAAAAATATTATAGCGATCTTAACTTGGATACAGTAAATGACCTGGATTATGGAGTGTTACAGTTCATTTTATACATGTTAGATTCAAAAGATATTTTAGAGCATGGAAGTGGAATCGGAGGATGTTGGTTGACCAAATTAGGGGATATGTATCTGACAGTTCTGGATGCTTGGTACGAACAAGATAGTAAAAATGAAGAGAGCAGTTAAAACAAACATTTAGACTGAGTTTTAAGAGAATAAAGTATAGAGGGAGGCAGAGATGGTAAGGTTCCAAAGGTTCAGGGTGGCTCTACTCCTATTATAAGTATCACTGAATAAAAAAGTAATGGGCTACGTGCGGCTTCACAACCGCATGTAGTATTTCAAAAAATATTCAGAAGGAGGTCGTTACCAACGAGGGTTTATAAAGAGAAACAATATCTCATCTTTGACTTTGAAGATGGAAGAACTGCAAAATATGATTTTGCTACTAAAACTGCAATTGGAATTAAGGGTAAGCCAGTAGGGAAACTGTGTGGACAATTAAGAGGACTATCAATCGAGAATTTATTTGCTTGTTGTGATGATCAAAAATATGCTAAATTCTTAGCTTTTGTTCAGAGACAAGAGCCTTATCCTATAGAAAATATAGGAACAATTCTTGATAGAGTCCAACGATATGAAAATTACGAACAGTTATTTTCTGCTGGGATTGATGATATTTTGTGTAGCGGAAGAAATTTTAAGTATAAAATAAATGATATTCCTAAAGCGTTAATTAAATTATGTAGAACGCATGCAATCCAGTTGTCAAATAGTATCTTGGAATATTATAAGAAAAATCCAAATGCTATTATTTTAGGATACCATCTTGAATATATGAGCTTAGATGATAGAGATATTTATAAATTATGGACAAGAGATGAGTCGGAATATAATAGAGAAACATTAAGTTATGATTGTTATACATATTTTGATTTACTTATAAATAATTTTGGATATACTGCGAAAGCATTGTTCTTATATGCTGATCAACTTAAAACTTATGAAGCTATGGAGGATATGGGGTATCTTATCAAAGAATTATATGATTACGCAAAAATGATGAACACTATCAGCGATAAATTTGATAAATATCCTCGTCATTTTCTTACGACTCATAAGATTGCTTGTAGAAATTACAACAGAATGAAAAAAGAATTTTCAGAAGATCTTTTTAAAAAGAGAATTATGAAAAAGTACGAATGTACTTTTGGGGATTATCAATTCATTTATCCAGAAAATATACAGGATATTAAGGATGAATCTGTACAGCAAAATAATTGCGTATCATCGTACATCGATAAGGTTATTGATGGAAAATGTCATATTATGTTTTTAAGAAAGAAATCCGCTCCAGATGAAAGCCTTGTAACGATAGAAATTAGAAACGATAGAATTGTGCAAGCAAAACGAAGATTTAATGACGATGTGACGGATGAAGAACAAAAGGTGATTGATAATTGGAACAAGAAATTTTCAAACAAGAAAGAAGAGGTAGCAACATGACTAAGGAAGATAAAATTAAATTAGTAAAACCTATGGGAGCATTCACAAATGTTGGTGAGGTGTGCGATATAGTTGACATTTCAGAAGATGGCATTATTAGTTTTAAATTTGGTGAGGGTGTTCATTTAGGGTGTATGTCATACGATGAATTTGAAAGGTATTTTGAAATCGTTGAGGGTGAAGACGCCAATGGTGACGTGGTAGCAGACGAGTTTTTAGAAGACGAAAATGTATATGAGGTATTGGCATGGTGCAAAGAAAATGATAAACCTTTCTATCCAAATTTATATATTAACATCGTTTCAAAGTTAAAAGATGAACAAACTTTTACTGTCGGGTTATATAGTAATAGGATGTGTTTGGCTCAGTATAGGAATAAAACCTTTAAAGATTCGGATTTTAGTACAGTTAGAATTCTGATATAGGCTGAAATTTCGGTTTCGTAAGAATTGTGTAAACGTGGGTGCATTTGCATAAGCTGGCGTTAGTTCGATAGAACCAATCAAGTGCAAGTCTTGTAAATCGGGAGTAGCCGACACAGAGTAAGAGCAGGTTCGAGTCCTGCCGCCCACATAAAAAGATGAAAGTCGAGTTTTCAGCGATGATGGGAGGAGTAATGAAAGAGTTAAGGATTATTGTGGCTGGTGGGAGAGATTTTAATGATTTCCCATTACTAATGAATAAGTGCATTGGAATTATTGCAACAGTAACAAAAGAAGATAATACTATAGATAAAATACGGATTGTTAGTGGGAGTGCAAGAGGAGCTGACAAACTGGGTGAACAATATGCACAGATAGCACATTATGATGTGTCAAGATTTCCCGCTGCATGGGATATCTATGGAAAGAGTGCTGGTTACAGGAGAAATGCCGATATGGCAAAGTTTGCTTCTGAAGAGGGGAACATTGGTATTCTGATTGCGTTCTGGGATGGTAAGAGTCGAGGAACTAAACATATGATTGATTTAGCTAAGAGATATGGGTTAGATGTGTATGTGGTCAATTACTAAGCTGGAAGGAAACTTTGGATTCGTGAGGTGTTAAAAATGAGAGTTGAAGTAGAAGACAAAATTTATATTCCTACAGACAAACGGCCATATACGGTCAAGGCCAGAGACAATAGATACATAATTTGTACGAAGCCGTTTAACCTTAAGCACACTGTTTTGTATTTCATCATTGATTTAAAAGATAAATGGAGAGCGCCAGATGATAGGGTATTTTGCTCTGGCTATGATACTGACGAACAATGTCAGGAACAATTGAAGAAATTACAAAGCGGTGAGATTAAACTGAGCTGGAGACGAGGGGTACCGTTAGATATAGAAGTGGAGTGAGGTGATTATATAAATGAGTTGGCCTGAGGCAGTTGTATACTGCGTTGGAATAATAGTTTTTGGAATTGTAATGATTATGAATTTATAAAGAATATATGACATGCCACAAAAATAGGAGAAAATCTTGGTTTCAGGTTGTGTAATAGGAGGCCGCCATGAAGAAACAAGAATTACCTGAAGTAAAAAAATATTTATTAGAATGTTTGCGTCACAAGTATGGTACATACGTAGGGAAATGTGGTGAAAATAAGCTTGAACTATTAAACGATGATGATATTGATATATTGATTATAACATTGGAATGGCATCATGAATTGGATTTGAGCTAAACGGAGAGGAGATATACATAATGACCTTAGACAAAGAACCAGTAAAAATCAGTGACGCTATAAGAATAGCTAAAAAATACTATGATGATGATACATTTAATCACGCGATGCGAGTGGCTGGATATATATCTGAAAATGATACAATGCCAATTGCTTATAAAGACGAATGCATAGCACTTGCCATTATGCATGATTTGTTGGAGGACACACGCTATGATGGGGTGGTTTGCCTGACAATTTTAAACTAGCACTTAAATCCTTGACAAAACCAATTAACATATCATACGAATGCTATTGTAATAGACTTCGTGACACAAAAAATACAAGTTGGAAAATATGTGCATATTGGGTGAAGTTGGCTGATATTAAGGACCATTTGAATCTAACAGATACTTTGACGGATAAACTTAAAGAAAAGTATTTGAGTGGTTTACGGTATTTGTTATAGGGAATAAACCATCGTTTCATTGGAGAATGAATGATTATGAGAAATATAGATAAAATCAGACAGATGTCGTTAGAAGAACTGGCACCGTTGCTCGTTCATTCAACAGAAGAAGATATAGGTGATTATGATTGAAATGAGAATCCGATTCCATATTATGTGACATTTTGGTACTCTCCAAGTGGTAACTATTTTCAGGACTATGTTGGACATGGACAGCAAGAAGCTATTGAAGATTGTATTGAGTGGTTAGATTCAGCGTATGTCAAGGAGGTGTATAATGATACGAATTGATTGTGCTCTACAAATGATTCAATTATACTCCTACAAACTTCCGACTGTAAAAATTGGTAATTGGATTATGGATTTCAGAATATACAAGAAAATAAAACAAATCCCATTTATAATGGAAAGGTGGTGAAAAATAGTGCATCCGAGCAAATTCTTTGAGGAGGTAGGTTGTAGGACTCACATGGATGTGTTTGAACAATACGACCCTTATGTTAAGGAGCAACTTAAAAATGTACATCCGTTGAATTTTATTAAAACACGGGTTACGCTTCCGGTTTTTAAGATTACAATTTCATATAGCACAATAAAAGGTAATCTTCGCCATACGGAAAAGTATATTGTTTTAGACAACTCACATCTAGAATCATCAGACTCATTTAATTTCTATGTTGAATCAAATGTGCAAATGGAATGTGATTCCTATAACTCGGCTAATCCAAAGAATCCGATGCTAGATTATATGATTAAAAATATTGAATTCGTTTGTGACGCTGTGCTACCAATTGGGTAGGTCTTCACCAGATGTATTTAACGCCTTTAGTAGATAAAGGTTGTCACGAGATTATGAAGCTGGAACGCTGAGATAAATAATCGAAAAAGATATGCGGTAGTGACATAAAAAGACACCCGCTAAGTATGGCTTTGCCTCATGCAAGCGTAATAAATTGCGTGAGGCAAAGTACATATTGGTAGAAAGCAAATATACAGCAACAGATTTAAAGATTATGCAGTCCTGGAGTCTGGAAAGAAAAATTCAGGTAAGCCAGACCAGGATATTAGAAGCATATAAAATATATAAGAATATGTGTTACGTCTCCTTTAGTGGAGGCAAGGATAGTAGCGTATTGGCTGATTTGACAGCCAGGGTATGTAAAGTACTAAACTGTAAATTGGTTCTATGGTTCTCGGATACAGGTCTTGAATTTCCAGAAGTCAAAAAACATGTCAAAGAGTTTCCAACTTATTTAAGAAACAGATATGGTATTGAAGTTGAAGTGATGGTAGATTATCCGAGAGATAAATCTGGTAAGCGTATATCATTTAGAGATGTGGTGTTGACTGAAGGATATCCGCTTATCTCTAAAACTGTCAGCCGCCAGGTTCACGATGTCAAGAAGCTTGGTAAAGATTGTTGGGCTTACGGATGTTTCAATGGCAGTGAAACAGGCGTTTATAATATGCAGAAATGGAAGTATCTTATCAATGCTCCATTTAATATTTCCAATAAGTGCTGTCAGATTATGAAGAAGAATCCGGCCAAAAGATTTAACAAGAGTAGTAGGAGAATACCTATAATTGGCACCATGGCCTGTGAGAGCAAACAACGTAAAACGGAGTGGTTACACAATGGTTGCAATGCTTTTGATAAAGGGGAATCTAGCAGCCAGCCGATTAGCTTTTGGACCGAAAATGATGTCCTGGAATATCTATATCGTTTTGATGTACCATATCCATCAGTGTATGGAGAAATATGTATTGATGAGGATGGTAAGTATTATTGCACAGGATACACTAGAACGGGATGTGTATTTTGCGCCTATGGTTGTAATTTAGAGAAAGGTGTTAACCGATTTCAGCGACTACTTAAGACTCACCCAAGACTTTGGCTCTATTGTATGAAACCTGTGAGGTATGGTGGATTAGGAATGGCTAGAGTACTCAGATATATTAGTGTAAAGTATTTTTGATTATGGAAATGAGGAAACAAATCTTTCGTGTGAAGGGAAGTGAAATTATTAAGATAAAGGACAAGTTGAAAAAATGGCTGCTTGCTGATGAATTACTGAAGATTCAAGATATTGAAAGTAAATATAATGAGTTAAAAGATTCTGTAGCAAGAGCAGAAGACTTATTACATAAAGCATATGGTAATTATTTAAAGGCAGAAAGTGTAGCAGAGAATACAGTAAAACTTGCTGACGATTGCAGAAAACTAATGAATGATATATGCGATGTTGGTGTTGATGTTGCCAGGGATAAATATCATAGTTGGGCAGTTGTATGTATTCATGGAAAAATGGATTTTATAAAATTCGTGCCATTAAATCATTCAGATATAAGAGAAGTGGCGCAGTTTCTAAAGAGGTTTGAATACTCAAAGAGAGTTATTGATAGTCCATTTGCTTATTCTGGTATGATAGAGGATTTAATTACAAGGTTTTAATAGGAAACGTGAATTTCAAGGGAATAGGAGGGTGAGGTAGATTGAGCAAAATAAGGTGTCCTAATTGCAGAAGAGATTATATGAAACGCTTTGAAGGGCATAATATCTCAACAAATAAAACAATAATTAAAATTCAATGTTTCTCTTGTGGCTATTGGGCAACTGTAGAAGAGGGTGAACATGATTTTTCATCATCTAATATATTTACATTAGAATTCTCAACAGTATTAGGAGAAAAGGGAAAATTCTGTGGAAATAAAACGGATATACAGAAAGAGATTGATAAGTATGAGTGGTTAACTTTTAGTAGTAATACATACACTGAGGAAGAAAAACACAGACAAATTGCGAATTGTATTGAGATCCTAAAATATGGTTATCAATTTGAATTTAAAGAGAATGACTATAAGCCCTATGAAATTACTGTAGACAATGGGTTATGGATGAAAATTCAATATGGAATATGGTAACAGATAAAATGCGACTTTCGGAGTATTTAAAATGAAGTTAGAGAAAAAATATAATAAGAATAATAAAGAATATTATTGCGATCTTACAAGAAAACTTGATGATGTGTGTGGTTATACGGTTAGTAATCCCAGATATAAGCATTACATTTACGATGCAAGAGATTTATGGGATAAAACCTTAGCAATTCGTGTTCCTGGAAGAACTACTGGAAATATTGAAGTGGACAATAATAACATAATAACTAAAATATCTTTTTCAACAGAATTAGTTGGAGATATTAAACAGTATCCATCTAATATTGATATAAAAATGGAAAAGTATATAGGGATAGCTTTGGAATTTCAAGGGAGGCATGATAAATAGATGAAAGAATTTGAATGTAGTAAATGTCATAGTAAGGACATTTTTATTGAGAAATCTGATAGTAACACAGGATTGTATTGCGGTGATTGCGGTAAGTGGATTACCTGGCTGAATAAAGACCAGATAAGGTTGGCTGAGCGTCAGATTGCTTCAAGTGCATATAATATTGACATGGTTTTGGAGCAACTTGAGGATTACGGAAAATACAAAGGATTGCTCCGCTGCGAGGGAGAGGGTTTTGAAAATTACATTCCAGTGTCAGTTGCAAAGCAGATTGTAAAAGGCCGTGGGTTGAATGGAGTCATGGGCTATATGGACTAAATTTCGGAGATAAAATTAAAATAGGAAAGGATATATACATATGTCAGTAAAAGACGATTTAGGCGTTCGTATGAAAACATTTTACGAACAGATTCCCAAAACAAAACTTATGAGACGTTGCCCTGTACTGGTGAGGTTAGATGGGCGCAGCTTTCATACCTTTACAAGAGGTTTTAAAAGACCTTTTGATGAGATTCTAATTAGAACAATGCAGGATACAACAAAGTATCTATGTGAAAATATTCAGGGGTGTGTACTCGGCTATACTCAGTCTGATGAAATTACTTTAGTGCTTGTGGATTATAAAAAACTTACTTCTTCAGCATGGTTTGATTATGAAGTGCAGAAAATGTGTAGCATAGCAGCGAGTATAGCGACGATGGCTTTTAATAAAATATTTAAAGAGAACGTATATGAATATGATTCAGATGCAGAAGTATATATGAAAAAGTTTGATAAGGCGATGTTCGATGCGCGCTGCTTTAACGTTCCCAAAGAAGAAGTTACGAATTGCCTGTATTGGCGGCAATTAGATGCTAGTCGCAATTCAATTCAAATGGTCGGTCAGGCTAATTTCTCTCATAAAGAATTACAGAATAAATCATGTAATGAGATTCAGGATATGCTTATGGTACAGAAAGGCATCAACTGGAACGCTCTACCTACATATCAGAAACGTGGGAATTGTGTTGTAAAAAATAAAATTGTAGTTAAGTCAAATGGTTCTACGGAATTATGTCAGTTACGTGATTCGTCTAAATCTGAGAATGAGTGGATTATTGATATGAATATTCCGATTTTTAAAGATGAAGGTAGAGAATATATTGACAGGCTGGTTTATGTGGGAGAGGGATAATGGATTAAATCTAGTTTACGTGTGAAAGGAAGAGTGAACAATATTAAGATATTTTTTGATACAGAATTTACAGGTTTAAGAAAAGATACAACCCTTATTAGATCCTTGGACATTGGGCTTATGGATACTGGCAGAGATGAGGTGATATGGTGAAAGAAAGATTAGTAAAAAAGAGGATGGTGGATGTAGATGAGATGCTTGATTTTCTCTTATATAAGACCGAAGTGTATATTGGTGACGATTACTATAGAGACGCTTTTGAAGAAAGCTTGAGAAAAGAGGTAGAAAAATTTGTTGCGACAGTAGTTCCGGATGTTGAAATAGGACAAACTGTGTGGGTGATTACAGATGGAGAATATGACTTTGATACACAGAAATTCTCAAAGGTAATCAAAAAGTGTTATGTGCATAGGAAAACAATCAAAAAGAAATATACATTTACTGTACGCGGAGACGGCTTTTACATTGGAAATTTTGTAAAAAGCAGTATTGGTAAAACAGTATTCTTGACTGAGGAAGAAGCGATTAAGCATGAAAAGACGAAAATTCATTAAACTTGCAATTACTACAGAAGATATAAATAAAACAATGAGACTAAAGTCTGACCACGTTGCCATTCATTATTGGGAAAAATAATAATGGATAAAATAAGCAGAGGTTGTCTTTCAAACGATAGATACGAGCATATTTATTGGATGACTGGTATTACTGACGGATGGATTAAATTTTAATAGGCAGAAGAAAAATCGGTTTCATCTGGAAAGGAGAGAATTAGTTGCTGTTAGATAAAATAACAGAAAATAAGATTAGAGAACATTTTCGTTCATATGATTTTCAAAATTTTATGTTTGAAATGCTTATTGGAGACTCCAGAGACGAGAATGGAGAATTAATTAAACATGTGTATAAGCATGAACTAGAAGAAACAGAAGATGAACTAATATATTTAATTCAAGCACATGTTAATCACAATATTCCACTAAACAGGTATTCAATCATTTCGTTTGTGTTGAGGCATGTAGTAGAAAATTTGCTTGGAGATGATTTGAATTGTCATTGTATAAAATTTTATGCGTTATGTAATCAGTTATACTATATGGTTTTTGAGGAGATACGAAAATATTATAAACCTTTCATGCTTAAGGAGAATACATAGATGGCAATAAAGTTTATAATTCTCATATCAATGATTTTCTGTCATATAGTAGATGATTACTATTTACAAGGTTGGTTAGCATCAGCAAAACAGAAATCATGGTGGGAACAAAATGCACCAGAGAAATTATTTAAATATGATTATATAGCAGCACTGTTTATGCACAGTTTCAGTTGGACGTTCATGGTTATGCTGGTGCCGACAGTACGTGTGGTGTTGTTTGGTGGGACATGGTATCCATTGCTATTTGCTGGAAACGTTATGATTCATATGTTTGTGGATGATTTGAAGGCAAATAAAAAGAGAATAAATTTAATACAAGATCAGAGTATTCATATGCTACAGATTTTATGGACGTGGTTATACATGATTGTGTTATAAAAAGGAGATTAAAAGTATGAACAAGAAAACAAATTGGAAGTTACTATTAATTATTGGAGCGGGTGTAATTGCTGTAATTTTACTCTGTGTCTTTGGAATACAGAGTTCACAGAATAAGGCAATCGCTTTTGAGGAGCAGGTGAACACGGCCTCTTCAGATATCAAAGTACAAGAAAAGCGTCGAGTAGATCTTGTATATAATCTGGCTGATTGCGTAAAACAGTATGACAAACATGAAGCGGATACACTGAAAGCTATCGTAGATGGACGTGGTTCTACTGGAGATATTGAAAATGTTACAACTGCCATTGCGGCGGTAAGTGAGGCATATCCGGAGTTAAAGTCGAATGAAAATTATAAGCAGCTTATGACCGAATTATCAATGACGGAGAATCTTATTGCTGAATATCGTAGCAATTACAATAAGCAGATAAAGGAATACAACAGATATGTCCGTAAGTTTCCAACAAGAATGTTTTTAGACATGCTTGGGTATGAAATGCAGGAATATACATACCTTGACTATAATGCTCCTGTGGACGCTCCTCAGAATCTCTTTGGAGAATAGAGTATATGAGTGGTTATTGTAAAAGAAATAGAAAAGGATTTGATTTTGGTGATTTTGAAATTACTAAACGTGAAATTCTAGCAAGTATCTCTATTATAGCTGTTATGCTGCTTATCGGTGTTTTGATTTCCGCAAAGATTTCAGAACACCAGATGGATAAGAATGAGATATACAATAAGGCTGTCAAGATAGATAATCAAGAATTATTTCAATATGGTATGGACACTAACGTAGGTAACGCCTTTGTATATGGCGATTTAAAAGCAGTCGATACTGTTGCATATCCCGAAATTGGCGGAGAATATATGTCTGTAGAAAAAGTAAAAGAAAGGTATACCAGACATACAAGAACCGTTACGAAAACAAGAACTGTAAATGGTAAATCTCAGACATATACAGAAACAGAAGTATATTGGACATGGGATGTTGTTGATAGATGGTCAGAGCATTGTAATAAAGTGACTTTCTTAGGTATTGAGTTTGACTATGGACAGATTTATAAGCCGAGTGAGCACCATATTGATACTCAAAAAGAATCGTCTCATATAAGATATGTTTATTATGGTAGCGACACAGAATATACCGGAACGATTTTCACAAGTTTAAAAGATAAAACAATCAATAACACAGAATTTTATAATGGCAAAAATATAGAAGAAACAGTTGAGAACCTTGAATCTGGCGGTGTAGTAATTATATTTTGGATATTATGGATTGTATTGACGGGCGGTTGTGTGTTTGGATTCTACTATATTGATAATAAGTGGTTAGAGTAAAGGAGAATATGTGAATGAAGAAGAAAATTTTAGAAATTGCAGACAAACAAAGTGATTGGGGAATGCGTGAACAGTCAGTTTACGATCCAGAAACAGATGATGAGCTTTTTAGTGTATACGACTTAACTGAATATCCAGAAGATGCAACCATTAATAGAGATTTATTTGATGCAGACGATTATCTTAGAGCGGTAAGATATGGGATTGAGCTGGCAAAGGAAGGATATGATGAAGTAGAGTATATTTCAATTTAAGTTGAAACTTCGATTTCCTGCGAAGAAAGGTAAGGATGGTTAAATTAAAAGATGAGGTAAAAATAGAACAGCTTGCTAACTTTGGTTTTGTTAAAATGAATTATGATTACAAAATAAGTGTTGGAGCATTAGATATATTTTGTAACATCGAAACTAGAGAAATAAATGGTATAGGGTTCTGGCCAGTGGGCGATAGAATTGTTTTGAGAGAACTTGAAGATTTAAAAATTAAGCATCTATTTAATGTGACATAATATTGGTTTGTCAGACTGATTGGTGGCAATTAAATCATAGAAATTAAACTCTGACTGTGCTGAGCTGAAACAGAATGCCAGGGAATACTGTTCACACATGAAGTTCTATGAGCCAACAACTCGGTTGAAGCAGGTTTTCCGAGTATAAATAAAATATGTAAGGGTAAGCCGGTAATGACCTTACATGATAATGGGCATTGGTGAAATGGTAAGGCACAGGACTTTGACTCCTGCATTCGTTGGTTCAAATCCAACATGCCCAGTTTAGGATTCTTAGCTGAGTTGGTTACAGCATTCGGATCATAACCGAAAGATTCTGTGTCCGAGTCCCAGAGAATCCATAAGGACGGTTCAATTCCGTCTCGGTAGTTGAGGGCATGGTGCGACGGGGTGGTGGCTCGACTCCATCTGATTGTCTTTGTGAAGTGACGCGTCTCAAAGTAACCTGGGTAGGACAAAACTCATCCGCATGGTAAGGTGGATGTAAAACCGTCAAAGATTCCATATAAAGTTTGCTTTCCTTGGGATTGCAGAGAGGAGAATGTATGGTAGGGAAATACAGAGTTATTACGCTATGCGGTAGCACGAGATTTAAAGATGATTTTATACGAATGCAAAAGATATTAACGCTTCAGGGGGACATTGTGATTTCTGTAGGTTTATTTGGTCATTCTGGCGATGATGAGGTATGGTCAGAAGGAACTAAGGAAATGTTAGATGATATGCACAAGAGAAAAATTGATATGGCGGATGGGATTTATGTGATTAATAGTGATGGATATATTGGAACTTCTACTAGATCAGAAATTGAGTATGCAAAATCTCAAGGAAAATTAATAACTTATATGGAATGTCACAATGATGATGATATTACGTAATAGGAATAAACCCACGTTTCATTGGAGGTGATAAATGTGACAATTCAGGAATTATATGAGTGGGCAATAAAAAATAACGCTAAAGATTTTGATGTAGAGATTCAATATAGAGACAGTGGAGGATGCTACGAAGGAACAGAAGATTTATGTGAATCTGACATTGAAATTAAACATACAAAATGGGGAGACGTGGTTGTTTTATAGACCATGAAAACCAAGTTTCGATCGAGGAGGTGATTGAATATAAAAATAGTTAAAATGTATGTTAATAGAAACTGGAGTGAACCGCATTATTACTGTATGTTTGACGAGATTCCAGAGATTACATATGAAAAAATTGGATGCAATTATGTAGGCTCCGCAACGGATCAGGATGGTAATATAATTTTTAGCGATTATTTAGGATATGATTCTTGGGGAAAGGCATTTGCTGGCAGAGAATTAACTTTACATATGAAAGATGGAACTACTCAAAAAATTAAAAATTATTGGTATGATTGGGGATACTATAAGAAACATGGAGAATTTATTGATATAGGTGGTGGAACTCTTGAGAGTCTACAACGATGTTATGTATATAGTGGGTACAATATCAATAAAGCAACTTTCCAGAAAATGTTAGATGATTACTACTCAAGAGAAAAAGAATATGAGTATTATGAAATAGAAGAGTGGTCCAAACTTCAGTATAAATGGTATCCAGTTGTTATTGACGGTGAACGATATCCGTTCATGGTTAATAAGTATGGAGATTTTGCAAGAAGAGAAAATAAGGAACGTATATATCTCCGAAAAAATATAGTGAAGTATGTAAGGGACAAAAGGTTTAAATTGTGTTTGTTTGAATTCGAATATAATAATGGTGTAAGACTATTAAAAATTCAAAGAAAATTAATGGATGTTTTGAAGGAGTCTTTACCGTTTGAGGAAAAAGAAATTATTGAAAACTGTAAATTGAATTGGAAATGAAAATCTTATTTCAAAGCGATAAATAAAAAAAATATATATAAAAGGAGAATGAATAGTATGGAGAAGATTTTAGAATTATTAGCAAGCAACCCGGAGTTAATTATGCCTGTTGTAAGGGAGTATATTGAAAAGTATAAACCTATGGTTTATGAACTGGCCCAGGAAGTTGTGGAGATTTATAAGGACTACTCAAATAATACAGAGCATCCTGCCATAATTGCAAAGACCAAGAAGAATCTCTATGATGCATATGTGGAGGTTGGATTTACTGGTGACCAGGCGTTAGCACTTATGATTAATGACAATATTCAGCTTCTAAAGAATCTTAAGCAAATCTCATCTAATAATAGCAAGTCTATTAAGAAAGCACAGTCTTTATAATTCAAAATGAAATTCCTATTTTATGTGATTATGTGAGGTGAAAACCATGGAAGATTTACCGCTAACGTGTGACTGTGGCTCCGAAAGTACAATACATAAAAATCCTTATTACGATGAGATTGGAGAAGTGGAGTATGATTTACACTGCGCAAAGTGTGATAAGTATTTAGGGCACTTTGTATATGGATGTTGGGAATATTAATTGAGAGAGGGTGAGCAAAATAAGAACAGAACTACCATGTTTACCACTTATCCAAGAGAGATTTTGGAATAAGGTAAAAAATAAAGAAGAATATGGGAGAGGTAATTGTTGTTGGCCAGAGTTTGAATTCTATACGTTTCCTCAAGTATGGGGAGATACATCATTAGGCTTCGGCGGCATTGGTGGTCAGGCTATGACGTCTGCCTATACAACGGTCATAGTTGATAACTGTACTGGCAGGTGTGGAGTGTTTTTTGGAGAAAGACTGGCATATACAATTCTAAATCCTAATCAGGCGTTTTATGATGATTTACATAATGGTCGGATGGAGAGTGTTAGTAAATCGGGGAAATATTTGAGGAAAGAGTGAGGTAAAAATTTGGGATTAACTTGTAAGCCGATTGGCAATTTCGCAAGCGTAATGAGAAAAATGGAGAATAAGTTAGCAGAGGAGAAGATAGAGAAAAAGGTAAAGAATGAACGCAAGAGAACAAAAGAATTGGGAGCAGTCTAATTCTATCAAAATAAAAAATACAGCAATAGCTGTACAAAATATAAATTAAAAAAAGGAGATAATTATATGACAGACATTAACGCAAAGAGCACAAAGGCAGAAATCATGGAGGCATATATGACCCAGAAGAAGCAACTTGATAAGTTGATGGCAGCAAAGGACGATCCGGTTGCCCAGGAGAAATTAAAAAAGCAGAAGTTGACTCTTGATTCGGCAGCGGAGATTGCAGGCGCGGGTATTCTGAATGATTCAATTGTTAAGCAGTACAATGACATCTGTGAGGCAGTTGATATTAAAAAGGCAGAATTATGCGAATTATATGATATTGAAACAGAGTTAAACACACTTGTTGCCCTGGTAAACGCACATAAAGACAAGGCTCATGAGTTGGATGAACAGTATAAGCTGGTTAAAGTTGAAGCAGAGAAAAATCTTCAGGACACAAAGGCTGCTATTAAAGATGAGATTGATGCTCTCAACAAAGAAAAGGCTGAAGCACTGGACACAATTAGAAAAGAAGCCGCAGATTTAAAAGCACAGTTAAAACAGGAGCGGCAGCGTGAAGAAGAGGAATATACATATAATCGTGATAGAGCAAGAAAGATTGCCGAAGATAAATGGGCAGATGAAGAGGTTGTGAAGCGCAAAGAGCTGGAAGCGTGGAATAATTCTATTGAAGAAAGAGAATTATCTGTTATTGCACAGGAGAACCATATTAGTGACCTTGAACAGAAGGTAGCTGAAATTCCTTCGTTGATTGAATCTGCAACAACTGATGGTTATGAGAAGGGAAAGTCCGATGCTAGTAAGTCTTGGGGGTTTGAAAAGCGGGCTATCGAGCAGAAGAATGAATATGAGCAGAAAGCGCTAAATGATAAGATTAAGCGCTTAGAGACAGATTTAACGGAAGCTAAGGATACTATCGCTACGCTACAGGAAAAACTGGATTCTGCTTATGCACAGATGAGAGAACTTGCCACAGATACTGTTAAATGTAATGGCGGTGTGAAGATTCTTGATAGGGAGAATTCCGGAAAGTAAGGTGCCATATGGACTTAGCAAAAGATTTTATACAGTATCAAATCGATAATCCGCACAATGTAAATTTTAAAAGTTTAGTGAATTATGAAAATAGAGAAGATACTATTGAAGGATTTAAGAAGTTGCTTAATGGTACTAGTGAAAGTTGGATTTTGTGTAAAGATAGTCTACCAGATGACGGTGTAGACGTTTTATTCAAAGCAAAGCTCAACGGGCGAAAGTATGTAGGACATAAATATACATATATTCACCCCAGTGGAGAAAAGAAGATTGAATATCATTGTCTAACGGCTAGAGGAAGTTCGAGAACTGGTATGAAACCTATTGCATGGATGCCAATACCAGAATAGTTTGACTAATTTCTTATTCAATGGTCATTTCAGACCAAATTCCCACAAATAAAAATAACTAAGCATAGAATATTTGTTTAGGCAAGATACAGCCTGCCTATGGTGTGTCTATATTACTATATATAGATGGATGAGCGCTTGCGCATACTATATATAGTCATTGAATCACAATGAAAGAGCTGTTTCATCATAGATGTTCATATAGAGTGACTTTCTATGTTCCAGTCTGAAAGGGCTGTTTATCATATTTTTAGTTTTGTTAGTTATTAATTTATTTTACAAATTTTTATTTAGGAGGAGATTATTTTAATGACAGAAACAAATTTAAGACAGGCAAACGCAAAGGCATTTGTACACGGAGTAGTTAGCGAGAAGGATTTGAAGGTTGTAACAGAGGAAGGAAAAACAAAGATTACAGGTAGTCTGACAGTAAAAACTTCTGATGTTAATTTTGTTAAGTTTAATGTGAATGTTAATGAAAAGACAAATGCTGGTACTGACAACAAGACCTACGCAGGTATTCAGACGGTAATGAATGAGTACAAGTCTATTGCAGAAGTTGGAGAAGAAGAAGCTACTAGGGTTAAGGTGAGTGGTGATCTTAGTCCGTTTACTGGTAAGAATGGTGAGAAGATTGTTTCTTACAGAAGCAATTTCTTTAACAGATTAAAGGTTGATGAGGAACTTGAGCCAAAGGCAGAGTTTTCAGTAGAAATGTTCATTTCTGGTATCAATCCTGAACTTGATACAGAGGGTATAGAAACTGGAAGAACAGTTGTTAGTGGTTGGATGCCTACATATAACGGAATTGAACCGATTGATTTGGTAGCTGAAGGTGAAGTTGCACAGGCTGTTGATTCTGGGTTTGAACCTGGACAGACTGTAGAGTTTTATGGGGATATTATCAATAACAGAATTGAAACGGTTACTGAAATTCCTGTAAAGATTGGCAAACCGAGAAAGAAAGTTTCTGTAGAGTTTAAGAGTGATCTTATTATTACAGGTGCTTCTGAAGCTTATGAAGAGGGTATTACACCGGAGCTTCCTTATGTAGCCGAAACAATTGAAGCCGCTATTCAGGAAAGAAAGAATAAGCTTGAAGAAGCAAAAGCGAAAGCCCAGAGTGGCGCAAAGCCCAATGGAACCGCAAAGCCTAGTGGGGCAGCACATGGTAGAAGTTTAGGATTTTAAGGAAACGGACAGTAGGTACAAATGAAACAGTATGAAAATATGTACCATTTTGATTACAGTAAATACATAAAAATCAGGAGGAAAACATTTTAATGGAATTAGATATTTTTAATCCACAGGTCAGTACAGTTGCAAAAGGTTTAGAGGGAAAGGTAATTTTGGTGTATGGTGGCAATAACTTGGGAAAGACGAAACAGGCTACACGCATGAAGAAGCCGTTTTATCTTCCGTTTGAAGCAGGACTTAATGCCATCCCTGGTGTTCCATTCTGCCCTATTACTAAGTGGTCTGATTTTATCAAGATTAATAAGCAGTTGACCGATCCTGCAACAGTAGAAAAAGCTAGAGAGATGTATTCTACAATCATCTTTGATGAGATTGAGGCGGCTGCTAATTACTGTCAGGAGTTCATTTGTCAGAAGTATAAGGCACCTTCTATTGGAGAAGGAAATGGTGGATATGGTCTTTGGAAAGAGTATGAGACTGAGTTTTGGAAGCAGATTAATAAGTTGGTAGGTGCTGGATATTGTTGTTATTTTATAGCTCATGCACAGGAAAAGGAAGGTTTTATTTCTCCTAAAGCAGATAAGAGAGCATTGTCACCTATTATCAATAATACAGATTTATGCGTATATGTGCGTTCTAATGGTGTTGATAAGGATGGTAAGGTTGTAAAGTCTTCCGGTTATTTGGCACAGACTGATGAGTTTTTTGCTCGTTCTCGTTTCGATTATCTTCCTACAACTTATATTGAAGAGTTTACAGCAGAAGCTCTTGAAGATGTGATTGTTAAGGCGATTGAGATTCAGGAGAGAGAAGAAGGAATTACGGCTGTAACTTTTGCAGAGCAGAAGGCACAGAGAACGGTTGCTGTAAAGACATATGATGATTTGATGGATCAGTTACAGTCATTAGGTGAGAAGTTAGCTGATAATGGTTATCTTGAAGATTTACAGTCAATTGTGGCTAATCAGTTAGGCGAGGGCAAGAAAGCAAGTGATCTAAAAAAGGGTCAGGAACAGCTTATCGAATCTATCATCTATGACATTGAAAGTTTTATTGAAGAAAATAATTTATAAGGTTAATTGTGAATGACTCAACTAAATAAATGTTGTATATGCAATGAACTAATTACAGATGAGCAAAGCGTTCCATATAAAGGACGCTATGCTCATCAAAAGTGTTTTAATATTGCGATTAAAACATTACAGAAAGATAAAAGTAAACAGATAGACAAGGTTGCTGAAAAAAAGAAACGTGGCAGAAAACCAAAACCTCAAGCCGAATTAAAAGAAGCATTATCAGAAGAAGAATATGAAAAGAAACAACAATATTATAAGTATTTAAGAAGTATTGTTGAAGAACAAGAGTTAAGTGCAAAGGTATATGCGTTAACAGAAGACTATATTAAGCGTTACAGTTTTACTTATGAAACCATGTATCAGACATTGGTTTATTTACATGAGATTATTGAAAAAGATTTAACTGGCGATATTGTAGGGATCATTCCATATTATTACAGCGAAGCGATGCAATATTATGACTCTATAAATAAGGTACTGGAACTGAATGAGGGTGTAGATGTTTCAAACATGTACAAAGAAAAGACGATTAGAGTCCAACCCAAAAAGAGAAAAGTAAAACAGATTGATATTGAATCAATTAAGAAAGGGGTGGATTAATGGCTCATGAAGGGCTTGTAGACAAAAGAGCATATTTGAATACAATAGGGTGTTTGTTACAAGATTCATCATTGATAGACGATATAGACCGACCATTAGACAGAACAGATTTCAATACAGAAAACTTTTATGAACTGCTTTTTGTTGCTGTTTACAATCTGCATATGCAAGGTTGCAGCACGATTGATGAGTTTAGCATAGATTCTTATTTAAGCAATTATAAAGAGCAATATTCTATTTTTCAAGAGAATCAAGGCATTGAATATTTATCTAATGCTAGAGAAATGGCAACACTTGAAAATTATGAATATTACTATCACAGATTGAGAAAGTATTCTTTGCTTAGATACTACGAGAAACAAGGTTTAGATACCAGATTTATTTTTGATAGTACCATTGCTGACACTTCAAAAATGGAAGCAGAGCAAATTAAGTTTGATAATTATACAGAGCAAGACATCATTGAAATGGTTGAAACTACTTTCGTTATTAATCCTAATATGAAATATTGTACTAACACCCTAAGTACCGATGTACAAGCTGGTGAAGGCATGACAGATTTAGTAAATGAATTGATGGAAGTTCCTGATGTTGGCATGGCTCTGAATAATGATGGTCTTAATACGGTATCAAGAGGAGCAAGATTAGGATGTTTGTTTATGCGTTCCTGTCCCCAAGGTGGAGGTAAAACAAGAATGGCGGCAGGAGATGCTAGTAAAATAGCAGTCCCATACGTTTATGATGTGGTTAAAAAACAATATATTTATACAGGCAATTGTGAACCGACTACTATTTTTTCAACAGAAATGCCAGTAGATGAGATCCAAACATTGCTTATTGCTGCTGTTAGTAAAGTAAATGAAGAGCATATTTTATATGGTGATTATGAAAAAGGAGAACTTGAAAGAGTAGAACAAGCCATTTCTTACATAGAATCCAGTCCATTATACATAGTTCATATTCCAGATTTTTCTATTGAGGATATTAAAAACCAGATAAAGAAGTACAATAGAGAGTTTTCAGTCAGATATTTTTTCTTTGATTACATTCATACTTCATTAAGATTGATGGCAGAAGTTAATGGTAAATCTGGAATGGGACTAAAGGAACATCAATTATTGTTGGTATTTGCAACAGAATTAAAAACAATAGCACAGCAATTAGACATATTTATTTACACGGCTTCACAGTTGAATGGAGAAGCACAAAACGCTTTATATAAAGACCAAAATTTGCTGGCTGGTTCTAAAGCATTGGCAAATAAACTGGATATGGGTGTTATTTCAATGGCTCCAACAAAGGCTGAAAGAAAAAAGATTGAAGCAGTATTACATAAGATGGTTAATATGCCAGTTCCAAATATGTGTCATTGGGTATATAAGGTCAGGCGAGGGAGATTAACACGAATTATTATATGGACAAAAATTGATTTGGGAACAATGACAGAACAATGTCTGTTTGTTACAAATTATGATTTTGAATTGATTGACATGGATTTTACCAAGATTGAACAGGTAGAAGAAAAAATAAAAGAACATTCTGTATTGTTATCACAAGTGCCAGATAGTCCAACGGGTGAAGAAACAGAGGAAGAACCAACTGATAAGAAAAGTTGGGGAAATTGGTAAGTGAGGTGATGATATGTATTTAGATAAAGATGCAATTCTTAACTCACTTACCAAAGAAGATATTATAAAAATTGTTATAAATCTTGGATCAGCTTATCCAAAAGCAGATAGTAATGGTGATTTGATTTTTCAATCAGTGTGTCACGGATCAGATTCGTGGAAATTATATTACTATCACGAACCAAATATAGAAAAGGAATATAAGGGCAGAACTTTTCATTGTTATTCCAGATGTTCAGATAGTTTTAATATTGTTGAGTTAGTTATTAGAGCAAATCGAGTAAAAGGAAAAACAATTACTTGGTATAAGGCACTGAAATATATTGGTCAATTGACAAATAAATTGACAGTTACCAGTGCAGAAGAGATAGAAAAAGAAAAGAAGCGTATCAATGATTTTGAATGGATAAATCGTTTGAAGTCGGTTAAAAAGAATAAAAAAGAAGTACCTACATTATCAGAAATAAATGAAAATGTGCTAGATACTTTTTATTATGCTCCTCATGAAGATTGGTTAAATGACAATATTTCTCGTGAGGCATTAAGCAGATATGAAATTGGTTACTATGGATTGACAAATCAGATTGTGATACCTCATCGAGATAAAGATAATCGTTTAATTGGCATAAGGGGTAGATATCTTGATGAAAGTGATATTGAAAGAGTTGGCAAATATGTTCCTTTACAAATCAATGGTAGATTTTTAAGTCATCAATTAGGGTCTAATTTATATGGCATTAATGTAACACAAGACAAAATTAAAAGTATTAGAAAAGCAATGATACTAGAGTCCGAGAAAGGTTGTATGCAGAATTATTCTTATTTTGGAGATGATTCATTTACCTTGGCAACTTGTGGCAGCAATATTACTTTAACTCAACAGAAATTGCTACTTCATTATTTAAAATGTGAAGAAATTATTTTGGCTTTTGATAGAGAATATCATGATCCACATTCTTTTGAGGCTGAGATTTACTATAACAAATTGGTAAAAAAGGTAGCAAATATTGTTCCGTATTGCAAGGTATGTCTTCTTTTGGATAGTGAAAATAGATTACCGTATAAAGCAAGTCCGACAGATATGGGGAAAGATGTTTTATTAGAACTACTTGATGAAAAGATTGTTATTACAATGGATGAAGTCAACAGAGTATTAAAAGAAATGAAGAAGGAGAAATAATTGCAAGAATTATTAAATAGAATCAGACCTGTAACGGAGAATGATAAAGAACTTTCAGTATTTTCATATAGTAAAATAGAAGTTTTTAAAAATTGTCCGTTGCAATATAGATACAAATATATTGAAAAGAAGTATTCGCAGGACACTTCAATTGCATTAGAACTTGGTAGTTTATGCCATTATGTTTTGGAACAAAAAGGGAGAATGGTTGCCGATGGGCAAGCTGTGAACTACGATAAGCTGAATGATATTTTGATGAATGGCACAACCGAAACAGATGAAAAAACAAAAGAAAAACTGTTAGGTGTATATCAACTAAAGAAAAAATATTTTGAAGTATGGCACGAAGCTGATAATGCTAGTGGTGCTTCATATGATGAAAAAGTCAGGTTATTTAATCAGGTATTACATGAAGAAATGGAAGATACTGAATGGAAGCCTACATATTTTGAGAAGCCTTTTGAATTTGTTTGGGACGATAAAGTGATTTTGAAGGGTTTTATAGATCGAATAGATGTAAAAGGCGATCAATATAGAACTGTAGATTATAAAACATCAAAAAAGATTTATGAGCAAAGTAAATTGGCTACATCTTTACAGTTTGGTATTTATGCTTTGGCAATTTTAAGTGAGTTTGGAGTATTGCCTATTGAATCAATATATAGGTTTATCCTTATTGATGATGAGCAATATGCTCTTACAAAAGGATGGGAGAAGCGTTTAATAAAAGCATTAGACAAAGTATTTGGAGAAATAGAAGTAAGTGAAAAGAAAGAAATTTTTATTCCAAAACCATCTCCTTTATGTCATTGGTGTAATTTCTGCCAAACTAATCCAGAAGCAACGATTTATAGAAATGAGTGTGAATTTTTCTCTAAATGGACTCCGACACAGAAGACATTTGAGGTAAATAAAAAGTGGAATGCTTTAGAGAATATAGGATCAACTCCTAAAAGAAAGTTGGTGTTTTAATGACAGAAGAACAAATGAAAATGATAGAACCTATTCTTGATAGTTTTGAAAATGCAGATATAAAAGAATTTTGTCAAGTATTGATTGAAAATCTTCCTTTGTATTGGTGGGAAGTACCTGCATCTTCAACAGGCAAGTATCATCCATCATATGCATTGGGTGAAGGTGGTTTGATGAGACACAGTATATCAGTTGTACGGTTTTTAAATTGGTTTTTCGATTTAGAACAGTATCAAAAATATTATACAGACAGAGAGCGAGATTTATTAAGATGCGCCGGTTTAGTTCACGATGGTAGGAAATCAGGTGCAAGTGATGATGTAAAAGAAGTGTTTACTGTTTTTGATCATCCATTATTAATGGCTGATGCAGTTAGGGCATATAAGGGAAACAATATTATTTCAGATGAAGAAATAGAGATTATAGCTCATAGTATTGAAAGTCACATGGGACAATGGAACACTTCAAATAAGGTAAAAGATAAAGGAATTATTTTACCAAAACCAAATGACAAATATCAAGAGATAGTACATTTAGCTGATTATCTTGCTTCCAGAAAACCTTTAGAGATGGAATTTGATGATTGGAAAAAGCCAGAATTACCACCAATAGATACCTTTATTTTAAATTTCGGCAAGTATAAAGATAAGCGATTGGTAGAAGTTGCATCTGAAGATAGGGGATATATCGACTGGCTAAAAGAGAATTATGGTAGAGAACCACTTAGAAGTTTATTAAAACAATTATGAGAAACAAGGAGGAAATGAGTGAGTTTTTTTGGAGTACACAACCATAGTGCGGAGGGAAGTAATCTAAGATTAAGAGATTCTATCAATAAAATACCAGAAATGATTGAATATGCTCACTCATTGGGGCATTCTGGTATTTGCTTTACAGAGCATGAATCTATTACTTCCTCATTAGACGCACTAAAATACTATGACAGTAAAAAAGATTTAGAAGAATGGAAAGGTTTTAAGGTTGTACTTGGTAACGAGATTTATTTATGCACAGAAGATGTAACGGCTGAGAATAAATTTAATAATCGTTATCCTCATTTTATTTTGGTAGCACTTAATGCAAACGGTCATAAGGGTATAAGAGAATTAAGTACAAAGGCATGGATTCAAAACTCTTTTATGCATGTTATGATGCGAGTTCCTACATATTATAGTGATCTCGAAGAAATAATGACGAACTATAAAGGAGATATTGTAGGAAGCAGTGCTTGTCTTGGAGGGGCGTTACCACATAGATTATTGCAGTTTCAAGATTTAGAGCGAAACAATCCAAAACAATATGCTGAAATTTGGCAATCTTGTAAAGATTGGATTGCCTATATGAACGAGATATTTGGTGAAGGTTATTTCTTTTTAGAATTACAGCCTTCTCATATGGCAGAACAGATATATGTTAATCATAAACTTATACAGTTATCGAAAGAAACAAACACACCTTATATCATAACAACTGATGCCCATTATTTGAAGAAAGAAGATAGAGAGATTCATAAAATTTTTCTTGAATCACAAGAGGGCGATAGGGAAGTCGATGATTTTTATTCAACTACATACATTATGAGCGAAGAAGAGATTCACGAATATATGGATGAATATTATGGACATGAAGAAGTGCAAAAGAGTTTAGATAATACAATGCTTATATATGAAAAAGCAGAATATTACAAATTAACAAAAGATTTGGATATACCATATATTCCTTTAAATACAAATGAACCTGATAAAGCACTATATGAAAAATATAAAAATAATATCCCTTTATTAAAGGCATTTTATGAGTCAGAACATGATTGCGACAGACATTTAGTAAGGGAAATTATAGAAGAAATTGATACAGATGAATACTACCGTACAGAAGAAGCATATGAAAAAATCAATGAGTGTTTACATTATATTAAAGATTCTTCCGAAAAAATGGAAGTACGTTGGTCTAAATATCTTTTACAGATTGCGATTGATGTAGAGATTGCCTGGAATGCTGGAACGTTGGTAGGAGCAGGTCGTGGTTCAGGTGTTGGCTTTTGTCTGTTAAACATACTTGGAATTACACAGATCAATCCTTTAAGGGAGAAGACAAAAACATATCCTTGGAGATTTTTGAACCCAGAACGTGCTTCTGTATTGGATATAGATATAGATATATGTGGTTCAAAGCGAGAAACAGTTATTCAAGCAATGAAAGACATTTATGGAGAAGATAGAGTTAGTAAAGTTATGACTTTATCTACTGAAAAGAGTAGAAGTGCTATCCTAACAGCAGCTCGTGGCTTGAAAATTGATAATGATATTGCACAATATATCAGTTCTTTGATTGTAGCTGATAGAGGACAATTAAGAACATTGTCTCAAATGTACTATGGGGACGATGATAATCCACCAGTAAGAGAATTTGTTACAGAAATGGATAGATACCCTGAATTATGGGAAGCTGCACAAAAGATAGAAGGATTGGTTAATGGTGTCGGCTCACATGCAGGAGGCGTTATTCTTGTAGATAAACCATTTACTGATACTACAGCACTGATGAAAACAAATTCTGGTGATATTATTACGCAGTTTGACTTACATATGTGTGAGGACTGCTCCTTGATTAAAGTGGATCTGCTGTGTATTGATGCATTAGATAAAATGCAAGCAGAATTAGAATTGCTATTGGAGAACAATTTGATTGAGTGGCAAGGCTCTTTGAAATCTACTTACGAAAAATATATTGGTGTATATACACTTGAACGTGAAGCCAAAGAAATGTGGGAGATGTTATGGAATCATAAGGTAATGTCATTCTTCCAGATGGAGAAAGAAAGCGGTGTACAGGCTGTTGCTTTGGCAAAACCTGCTTCTGTTGATGAATTGGCAACTATCAACTCTGTGTTGCGACTAATGGCACAGGAAAAAGGGGCTGAGTCGCCATTACAAAAATATGCGAGATTCAGAGAAAATATCCAGTGTTGGTATGATGAAATGGCTGAATATGGTCTTACACAAGAAGAACAGAACATCTTAAAAGACATTATTGGTGTATCTTTTGGTATTTGTGAAGCACAAGAGTATTTAGTGTTGTTGACACAACATCCTAAAATTGGTGGTTTTTCGCTGGCTTGGGGAGATAGATTAAGAAAAGCAGTAGCAAAGAAAAAACCTAAAGAGTTTTTACAGTTACAAGAAGAGTTTTTTGCAAATGCAAAAGAGAAGAATTTATCAAAGAATTTAACCAACTATGTTTGGAATGTACTGATTTGCACACAGAGAGGATACGGTTTTAATAAATCACATACGCTTGCTTATTCAATTATTGGCTTACAAGAATTGAATTTGTGCTATAAATACAATCCTATTTATTGGCAGACAGCGAATTTGATTGTTGATTCAGGAGCCGTTGATGAAAATGCTGGTGATTCTACCAATTATGGCAAGATGGCAGTAGCGATAGCATCCGTACAAAAAGAGAATGTAAAAGTAGAGTTACCACTTATCAACACAGCCGAATTTGGTTTTAAACCTGATGTGGATCATAACCGTATTATTTTCGGTTTAAAGGGTATCAATGGTATTGGTGATGAGATTGTACAAAATATTGTACAGAATAGAGCATTTGATTCTATTGAAAATTTTGCTGAAAAGATGTTAGATACAAAGCTAATTACCACTTCTAAAATGGTTCAGTTAATAAAAGCCGGTTGTTTTACTGATTTGCATTCACAGGATAGAAGAGACACAATGCATTGGTTCTTAAAAAAATATGTTTTTACACCTAGCGAAAAGATTACAATGCAACAGTTTGATAAATTAAGAGAACTAAAGATTATTCCTGATTCATTGGATTTAGCTGTAAGAATGGTGAATTTCAAGAAATATGTATTAGACGATGAAGGTTTATATGAAAAGCATATTGAAGAAGGTAAAAAGATACCAAAACGAGGTTATCACGATGGCTACTATATTTTAGACAATAATTCTCAACCATTCTTCAAAGAACATTTTACAGAAGATTCGGTTGTGGATATAAAAGGAGATTATTACATAGTTTCGGAGAAGTTATTTACAAAAGAAGTAGATAGTAAAATTCAACCATTAAAGGATTGGTTTGATAATGCTGATACTTTGGAACTTTATAACAATGCTTTATATAACACGATTTGGGAAAAACATGCAAGTGGTACTTTGCCTTCGTGGTCTATGCAAGCACTAAGTTTCTATGACGGAGAACATGAATTAGAGCATATAAATGAAGAATTATATGGTGTAGTTAATTTCTTTGAATTACCAGAAGAGCCAGAACCATATGACTATTATACTCGATATATAGATGGTTCACCTAAACAAATTCCTAAATTTAAGATTTCAAGAATTGCTGGAACAGTGATAAATGCTGATAATTTGCATTGCATGGTAACCCTTTTGACTAAATATGGTGCTGTACAAGTGAAATTTAATAAAGGACATTATGCTTTTTACAATAAACAGATTTCGGCAAAACTTGATCCAAACAGTGATAAAAAGACAGTTCTTGAAAAAAGTTGGTTGAGTCGTGGGTCTAAAATCGTTATAGCAGGAATCAGGAGAGAAGACAGTTTTAGACCAATGATATATAAAGACACAATTTACCAACACACAGTTAATAGAATCCAAGAAATATATGATGATGGTACTTTGTTGTTACAATCTGAAAGGACAAAGGTGGAATAAAGAAAGAGAGGAATAATGGCACTGGAAGATAGAATTAAAGTTATTTGTAGCGTAGAAACAATCAGGTTTTACAAAAATGAATTTGGTATTGCTGTTGTTTCTGTAGATAAAGTAAAAGAAGGAAAACCTAAAACAGATAAGTACAATCAGATAATTATTAAGGGAACAATGCCTCAATTAGTTGAGGGTAATCCTTATATGTTGGTAGCTGATTATGTAGAAGATCCCAAATGGGGAGGTCAGTATAATATTATTTCAATCTATAGTGCCATTACTTTTAGTGATGAAGACAAAGTGGGACAGAAAAAGTTTTTGTCCACTTTGTTTACACCATTACAGATTGAGAATATGTATGCTGCTTTAGATAATCCTTTTGAGTCTTTGAAGAATAATAGAGCAGAGGATTTGGTTCAAGTCAGAGGTTGTGGACTAGATACGGCTGCAAGGTGGATAGACAGATTTAATCGTAATATTCATTTGGCAAAGATTTTTTCCGAATTAGAAGAGTTTAATTTGACAAATAATATGGTGCAAAGATTGATGGAAAAATATAATTCTCCCGATCTTGTGATAGAAAAAGTTAAAAATAATCCATATGTTTTGTGTAATGAAGTGAAAGGTATTGGTTGGAAAACGGCTGATAAAATTGCTCTTGAAGGGGGTATGGGAGAATATAGCATAGAGCGTATTAGTGCTTATATGTATAAATATTTGGACGATTCAGGACAAAATGGTTGTTCATGGGTTACACCAGATGAATTAATGGGTGCAATTATCGAAATGTTAGGTGAGGAAGTCCCTGATGCCAATATTACGGAAGCAATTCATGCAATGGAAGAAGATTTATGGTGGAATGACGAAAAAACACAAATTGGACTTAGAAAGTATTTTAATGTAGAAGATAAAATTGCAAAAGAACTAATCAGAATCCGAGATGCAAAATCAGAAATTACTTATGGAGATTGGGAAGATACAATTAAGCATGTTGAACATAAGAATGGTTGGCAATTTACAGAAGAACAGAAATTGGGTGTAAAAGAAGCACTTGAAAATAATGTGGTGGTTATTCATGGAGAAGCAGGAACCGGTAAAAGTTCATCTGTATCAGCTTTTCTTGAAGCATTAAAGAATTATGTATATGTACAATGTGCATTATCTGGTAGAGCGAGTTCAAGAATGGCAGAGATTACAGGAGAAGAAGGTTATACCATTCACAGGTTACTAAAGTATCCATGTCAAGGCGAAGGTGGTAAGAACGGTTTTACTTATCATGACGAAAACCCATTAGATGTAGATATTGTGATTGTTGATGAGATTTCAATGGTCGATGCTTATCTGTTTTATTATCTGCTTAGAGCAATTCCATCAGGAGCTAAGTTGATTTGTTTGGGTGATATGGGACAGTTAGAGTCTATTGGTTGTGGAAATATTGCATTTGATATGATTCATTCGCCTGAAATCCCAACAGTATATCTTAGCCAAGTACATAGACAAGCAGCTTCTTCAGCAATTGTTACAGAAGCAAGACGGATCAGACAAGGAATACAGATTGTAGAAAAGGATTGGGTTGGTACAGATATTCGTGGAGAATTAAAAGATTTGTCTTTGGATTGTTATTCAGATAAAAGCAATACATTTTACAAGGTTATGCAGAAATTTTCAGAAGCAATGAATATAGAAGATTTCAATATAATGGAGACTCAGATATTAGTGCCAGTAAAGAATAATGGTGATGCTTGTACCTACAATATCAATAATACTATTCAGGATTTATATAATCCAAGTGATGATAGTAAACCACAGATTGAGGTAGTATCACAAGGAAAAGTTACCATTCTTCGTCAAGGGGACAAGGTAATTAATACACAGAACACATACAAAACTAATCCACCAATTTTCAATGGTAATTTAGGCATTATCAAAGATGTTTTTCCGGAAGATAAAGCATTGATTATTTCATTTATGGGAATTGGAGAAGTATATGTTGAGGGAACTCTGGTAAACAGTATTGAACTTGGATATGCAATCACTGTTCATAAGTCACAAGGATCTCAATTTGATCATGTCATATTTGGTATTGATTTTGGTTCGTATTCACTATTAACAAGAGAATTATTATATACAGGAATTACAAGAGCAAAGAGAATGTGTGATATGGTTGCACAGATTGGTGCATTGAGAATGGCAATTAGTAAAGAGGGGGTGAGTAAGAAACAAACTCATCTGCAGCAGTGTCTATATGATACAGCGCATCCCAAATTGGTATTTTAGCAGAAAAATAGTCTATATATAGCGGTAAATTAAAAATAAAACCACTATATATAGACATAAAATGGCAATGAAATAGGACTTTCATCGGGGCAGAAAAAAGGTAAAAATGACAAAATTAGAGAAATTTGCGGAAATTAAGGGATATTCGGATAAATCAACAAAAGAGGTTATTGAAACCCTTGAAAACAAAGGGTTTGTGGTAGTAGATGATGACAAATTAGATACAGGGTGGAAAACATTTCATGTGCTGAAAAATGTAGAAAACAAATGAAACGTATGTTTCCTGCTTAAATTTGAAAAGGAGATTAATAAAAATGGAAGTAGTTATCTCGGAAGGTAAGCGAAATTTAAAGATTTCTGTAGATATAGACGGAATCAAAAGCTACATAGAAAATATGAGAAATGATTATGAAGACGAACAATATGTATGGTATGGAACCAGTCCGGAATTTGGTGAATCGGATTTTAAATATGTAAGTAAGGAAGAGTTTGATGCTAATATAGACAAATTTATGAATGCCTTTCTATCACATGTCACAGAAGATGCCTTGAAGAAAATAATATCTACTTTTCCAAGAAAGAAAAATGGAACATTTAATAGGAGAAATATTGAAGAGTTGGCATCGTGTGACAGTTGTATTGTGATTCACGAATGGCATAACACGTGGATTTATTATGTTATCAAAGTCGCTGCGTGGGATGATACTACTCTAAAGATTGAACTGTTTAAAAAGACAGATACGCCTTGCTAAGATTCCGAGGTGTATATGAAGATTAAATTTAAAAATGGCTCCCAAATAGAGAGTATTGGTGATGCATCAGAAATCAAACGGTCTCAAAGAGCACAGGAACAAATTGCAAAAATGTCAGAACAAATCCAATATTGGCAGCGTAACCCAGATAGATATATAGAATTTATTACTGGTGTAAAGCTGCCTTGGTATCGGAAGGTATGGGTGAAATTATCATGCTCGATGAACAATACCCGTATTGTAAAATTGTGGAGGACTTAATGACTATTACTGTAGAAAAATTTGATGAGTGGAATAGGCAGTGCCGAAAGATACTCAATATGTCTTTTATTCGCAAAAGATGTGATGAATTGCAGATTGAATTAAAGCCTTTCTTTCAAAAGTGTAAAACGATTTCAAAGAAATATAATGAAAGTAATGACCATGCTGCGTGTTTTATATGTAATTATAATGATGACTATATTTGCAAAAAATTTAATGGTGGTTGTAAGATGATTGAAACTTGTAAAGAAATATATAATGGTGAAAATGAGGAGGACAGATATTGAATTTACTAATTAAAGATAGAGCAAGTGGAAAAACAACAGGGCTTATTTATACGAGCGAGGCGACACAATATCCTATTGTTACGTTTAATAGAATATCGATTAACTACATAAAAAATATGGCGAGAGATATGGGATGTTTAATTCCGGAGCCGTTATGTATAGAAGATTTCAAAAGTGATTCAGTAAGGGGGAGAAGACTTCCTGATAATGTACTATTGGATGAAGCAAGCGTGATTATTGGTGATGCATTAAAAGCATATCTTGGGACAAATATTGTTGCAGCCACTATGACGGATTCATTGAGAGAACATTATGATAGGATGAAGAAAGCAGAGTAAACCTTTCTTTTATCCCGATTAAAAAATAGGTGGAGGTATGTATGGCAAAAATATTTTATAAGAAAAAGATATATGATTTTGAAAAAGACTGTGAAGATGAGTTTGGTAAATATCACTGGTATTTTAGAATTTATAGATGTCTTTCCATTAAAGGCATTAGTTATTCAATTGAGACATCAGATATGTTCACTAACCAGAAAAAACTCAAACATTGCATGGACACAGTTTTAGAGCATCTTGAGAAAGACAACCCACGATATTACAGACTGAAAGAAACTGTTATTAATAAGGGGCTACATAATAAGTTGTGGTAAAACACAATGAAAGAGTAGCTTCATGTCAGGATAAAGTGTTTTAGTAAAGGAGTGTGAGATTTTATCAAAGACATATTAGGCAGAGAATTACATGATGGTGATATTTGTGTAGGTAAGGGTACTGGAAGATATGTTGTAGGTATGGATGTTGGTGTATGGAGCGGTAAATCCATTGCCTTTAGAGGTGGCGGTAAACGCTCTATGGGTGACGTATTTCTGGTCGCCAATCCTTCCGAGGAAGAATTGGATATTAAAGAAGAGATTGAAAAATCATTACTAGAAATAGAAAGTAAGCGCAAAGAAAAAGAATTGATGGTTACTATTCCATTGAGTAAATTACAAGTGGGTGGAATTTATGAGTGCAATAATGGGCAAATTTACATCTACCTAGGAAAACGAAAAGTAACATTGAAGGATTATTACAGATCTCACGATGACATATCGGAAGGGCATTGTTTTGTTTACGTTAATGCGGAATGGCCAGATAATAAAATAAAAGAGAATATATTGAATATAAATACATATCGTGGAACATATAATATTGATGTTTTAAAAGGGAATAAGAAATTGACAGAATTAATACGCTGTGTAGATTTAACATTCCCCATGGTAAATGAAGTTAAACGAGATGGATATAATCGCTGTTGCAGTGAATATCACTATAAATTGATTGTTGAATAAGCGGAAGAAACAGTGGTTTTAAGTCATCAGAAAGGAAAAAGAGAATGATAAAATAAGTTCTAAAAAAATATAGATGTGTTGTGGTTATTGGAACCGCGTTAATGTTTAACTTAGTAAGTAGCTTACTGGTATGGCATCCTGATGGAAAAATGTTCAACATTCGTCCAATGACAGTAACTGAATGGGTGTGCGATATTATTACGGTTATCGGTTATTGTACTGGATTTGCAATGATATTATTTGATGCAAATAAGGATACAAAGAATAAAATCAAAGAAGCTTTTTTAGAAGCTAATGAGGAATTAAAAAAAGATAAAGATAGAGTATTTGAAGTTACAAGATATTAAACGAGTATTTTTTGGCATTAGAGTGGCACATAGTATTTTTATATTTTAAATCTCATAGGTTCATTTTCAAAGACAGGTCTTATAATAATCTGGTCTTCATAGACTTCAGCCGCTAATAATCTCCCAGGGAAAAAGTTTGTTTCATAAAGATAAGTTCCTTCGAGTTTGATAGATGGAATGGTTCTATTGGATTGCATTTTGAATAGGTTTATTACTTTTGGATCTTGATTGATCATAAAGGTCCTTTCTGCCACTCTGGTATTAGCATACCACAAGATTATACGAACAAATATGTTCGATATATTGATTAGACGTAAAAAAATACCTGACTTAAACTCAGTCAGGTATGACGATTGACGATTTATCTCATGTAGCGCCAATACTTTTTCAAAATGATAAAAGTTATTGCAGGAGTAATCGAATCTTTGATTAACGATACAATTAATAATGGAATCGGATATCTTACTATGATTCCAGTGAGCAGTGGTAGAACTATGTACATGATGCTCAATAGATAAAAAGTTATTTTTCTTTTGGTAATTAAAAGTAGGATAAAAAGTATTGTTGTTAGTATTCCGATCACAGAATGTTGGGAAAGAAAAATAGAGCACAGGTTAGCTAAAATACATAGTGAGCACCATATTTTTACGTCAATACCAAACTTAAAGCTAGAATCCATATCTATACCACTCCTCATACATTGATGAGGATATTATAACACATTTTTAGGAGGTTTAATAGTTGCATTACGAAGATGAATGGGAAAAGTATTATGGTAGGTATGATAAAACGCAAGAAGCTAATGCCGCCAGAGAAAAAATGATTTTGGAATTATCTGCTGAGGAGAAAATCAATATTATGTTTGATGATTTTTTACGGTCAAAAGAGAATTACCAGGTAATAGAGTTAGCCAAGAGATATTGTGAGAAAGAGTAGGAGGGTATGATTGAACAAAATACACAGAATCAAAGAATTAACAAAAATACTTCATGCTGCATCCGTTGCGTACTATAAAGAAGATAGTCCAATTATGAGTGATAAACAGTATGATGATTTATATGATGAACTTGAATCACTTGAGAAAGAGACAGGTTTTGTGTTGGCTTTGTCACCAACTAAAAAAGTACAGGGTTATGTTATTGATGGATTGAAGAAAGTAAAACATAGTAAACCTATGTTAAGTGCAGATAAAACTAAATCTATCGATGAAATTAAGAGGATCATTGGGACAAATGATTTCTACGGCTCTTTTAAGCTTGATGGATTGACTACAGTTGTACGATTTAACAACGGTGAATTTATACAGGGAATTACAAGAGGTGATGGCATTTTTGGAGAGGATGTCACAGAGGCATGTAAGTATGTTTCAAATCTTCCTATGAAAATTTCCTACAAAGGATATTTGGAGTTAAGAGGAGAGTGCGTCATCTCTTGGGAAGAATTTGAAAGAATTAATTCTGAATTAGATGAACCTTATAGTCATCCAAGAAATCTGGCAGCTGGTACATTGCGAAATTTAGACATGAACATTGTAAGAGATAGAAAACTATCATTTGTAGTGTTTGAATCAGTAACTAAACTTAACCAAACTGACAAGTATGAAGATAAGGATTCCAAATGGGATGATTTGGCCTACCTAGATTATTTAGGATTTGAGACAGTAGATAGGTACTGGCGCTCAGTGGAGGAATGTATTAAATATCTGAGTCCTACTGATTACAAATATCCTGTAGATGGAATTATCTTTGAACTAAATAGTAAGAGCTTGTCTGAATCGTTGGGAAAAACCTCTCACCATGAGTGCTGCCGGATTGCATTAAAATGGGCTGATGATTTATATGAGACTACGCTAACCAACATTGAATGGCAAACATCAAGAACGGGGCTAATAAACCCTGTAGCAATATTTGAACCAGTTGACTTAGGCGGAGCTATTACGACAAAAGCTACGTTACATAATATCTCTTATATCGAAGATCTTCAGTTAGGCGTCGGAGATACAATTCAGGTCTATCGGGCCAATATGGTAATCCCAAAAGTTCATATCAATCTTACAAAAAGTAATACCTGGAAACTTCCAGAAAAATGCCCTACTTGTGGAGGAATTGTAGCGGTACACAATGAAAACGGTAGTAAAACACTACATTGCTGTAATAACAGTTGTCAGGCAAAGTTGCTAGGCAAACTTGTCCATGCTGTATCCAGGAATGCTCTTAATATTGATGGATTATCAGAAGCAACGCTTGAGAAATTCGTTAATCTTGGTTGGTTAACATCTATACAGGATATTTATCATCTTAAAGATTATGCAGATAGGATTTCAATTCTTAATGGTTTTGGTGAACGTTCAACAGATAATCTTTTGGAAGCAATTGAAAAAAGCAGAAATATAACACTGGATAGATTCTTATATGCATTATCTATTCCGCTAATTGGTAAAAGTACAAGCAAGGATATAGCTAAAGCGAGCAATTATTCTTTGGACTCATTTAGGCTAATAGTAGACTCAGAAGCCGAATATGCCTTTGTAGGTCTTGAAGGATTCGGTAAAGAGATGAATAAATCTTTAATAACATGGTGGAATACGAATAAAAACGATGTATATAAACTGGCTAAAGAATTCAGGTTTAAAATTCCATTGCGAAGTTCAAACTTAGTAGATTTATCTGGTAAGACTTTTGTTATTACAGGTTCGCTTTTACATTTTTCTAATCGCGATGAAGCAAAAGAGAGAATAGAATCTTTGGGTGGAAAGGTATCAGGTTCAGTGTCAGCAAAGACAACATATCTTGTGAACAATGATTTGAAGAGCACATCCAGTAAAAACCAAAAAGCAAAGTTATTAGGAATTCCAATTATAAATGAGGAAGAATTATTGAAAATTTTATCTAAATAAATAATTTTAGATTGGATATAATAATTTAATAGTGGATAAGAGGTTCGATAAAACAAAATAATTTTATAATATATATTGGACAACTTTGCTCATTAATCTAACAAAACAGTATAAATAGGAGTTTCTACCGAATTTTAGGAGATTTTCAGATTCAGCAGCGAATTCTTGAAAAAGAAAGAGAAGAAAAATTGGCGGATGCAAAGACCAGGGAGGAAATGCAGGCAGTTAATCAGCATATTGAGGAACAAAAGAAACAGGCAGTTGAAACACTGCAGCAGACAATCAAAGAATCTGTAACGGATTTTATTGATACGGCAGGACAGACAGTTGTGGAAACTGTAGAAACAGAAAAGAGGGAACAGAAAAAGAGAACCATCGAAGATGGAATCAAGGATCATCTTCGCGGATTTTCAAGAACAATCCCTTCCTTCCTCATGGCTTACGGGGATGAAACTACCACACTGGAAACATTTGATCAGATTATTCCGGATGTGGTTTTCCAGGAAGTAACCAGTATTTCCCTGAAACAATTCCGGCTCCTTCGGGATGGCGGACAGGTTCTGAATCCGGAAACCGGAATGATGGAAGATTATTACGGGCATTTATTCGATCCGGTGGTCTTTAATGATTCTATCAGGGAGTTTCTTGCAAAAAAGGTTGCCCTGGCTGATTATTTTGATGAGAAAAACCTGGAAGATATTTTCGATTATATCCCTCCGCAGAAGACAAACCAGATATTTACCCCCAAATGGGTAGTAAAGGATATGGTAAACCGTCTGGAGCAGGAAAATCCAGGCTGCTTTGATGACCCGGACAAGACATTTGCCGATTTGTATATGAAATCCGGAATGTATATTACGGAAATCGTAACACGGCTTTACCAGAGCGAGCATATGAAGCAGCTTTATCCCGATGAAGCACAAAGACTCAATCATATCTTTGCGAAACAGGTATATGGCTGTGCACCTACAGAAATCATTTACCGGATTTGTCTGGCATATATCCTAGGATTTAGTAATGAGACAGCAATTGAAAGACATAATATCAGATTATGCGATACACTGGAATATGCGAAAAATGGTACTTTGAAAGATAAGCTGGCAGAGTTGTTCCCTGCGCTTTCCGGCAAGGAAGACGATTGATATGTCAAGAAAAAAGAAAGACGCTGAGATCTTAAATATTAAGTTGGAGTCGGCGATTAATGAAAACTCGAATGTTTCTGTGAAGAATCTGGTCAGACTAGGATAGTAGCAGTCGAAAGATTCTTAGATAAATGCCTTGATGAGTATTTCGAAAAGCCGGAAGCATTACATAAGCCGAGTTAACTTATTGATAAAGAGGATCGCTTCCATTATAAAGATTGGATAGGATAATGGATGGAGTTGGTCTGCTCAATCTTTTATCCTTATTACTTAGTTAAAGTTGGAATATGAGTTGTAGAACTATATACGATACTCATATGTATGGTTCAATGGGAGGGCTAAATACTTTATTCTCCCTCTATCATATTTGTCAGAGATTTCCATATTATCCGTAACTTTAATTTTGGACAGTTGGAATATGAATATAAGGATAATAAGATAATCAGAACGATACTCGTTCTAAACAGTTGATTCTGTCCAATGTATATTAAAATCAAAGAAGAATATTGCAACAATATATCCAATATAAAATTATGAAAAGAGAAGGATATTTTATATTTATTAGGAGAAATCTGTCCAATATAAAATTATAAAATATCAATCATAGAAGGTAGTCAGGAGGAATAGTAGTTGAATAAAACAAAAATCAAATTGGAGTCGCCTGAACAGGTGACTGACTTTATTAATCTTTGTGCGAAATACAATAATGACATTAACCTATATGACGGTAGCGTGGTTGTAGATGCAAAATCTGTCATAGGAGTATTTGGAATCCAGGCGGGTAAAGAAATCGAGGTTGAGATGCTTGGAGTCGATAAGGATGAGATTGTAAATTTTATGAAAGAAACCAAAGTATACGAGGTACATAATGAAAACAGTATTTAATACAATTCTCGATGATTGGAAAAGGGTAAAGAATCACTGTAGGACTACTGACAATAAAGATTTCACGGAAAATAGTGCAAGTGACATATTTAAGAAAAAGCTACTGATTTCAGAACATTCTCCAATTCGGCTTCTTGAATTTGATTGGTCCTGGAAAAGTATAAAGTATTGGGTGTCAACGGAGTGGTCACGCCACAAATTTGAAAAGTTTATAAGTAGTCAGAGAGATGACCGTTTGAAGGACGAAACACCAAGAGACAAAAAGACACAGGATGCCCTCGTTAATTTTGATGGATATGCAAACATGCAAAATCTTATTGATGCATGGAGAAAACGATTATGTTTTCAGGCAACAAGAGAAGCAAGAGAACTCGCTGAAGATTTTAAATATGAACTACATAAAACTCATCCATTGGAAGCTGGCGTTTTGGTTCCGAATTGTATATATCGTTTGGGGTGTCCAGAATTTAAGTCATGTGGTTTTTATGATAAATTCTATGATTGGTGTTATGAGAAAAGAGAAATACCTATAGGTGATATGACGATACAGGAACGATATGATCTATATAATGAATATTTTTATAATATAAAGGCTGGTGAATAAATGTTAACTATAATCATGGGGCGTACTTGCTCTGGTAAGTCAACTATAGTAAAGGAACTGAAGAAATACGGCTTTCATTTGATTTTGACCACAACAACTAGACCTAAGAGGGAGAAAGAAATACAGAACGTCGATTATCACTTTGTATCCGAAGAAGAATTTTTAGAAAAAATTGATCAGAATTACTTTGCTGAATATAAGGTTTATAAAACAGAATTAGGAATATGGTATTACGGGTCAGCTAGAGAAGATATTGAGAGTGCTGGCGAAAAGGATATTATCATACTTACGCCAGAAGGTTATAGAGATGTGGTTAAAGAGTATCCCAGCTTGGAGTACCGATTGGTCTATATCTATGCCAATAATCAGACCATTAAAAATCGACTGATGAAACGTGGAGACAAAAAAGAAGAAGCCGAGCGCCGAATAAAACAGGATTACCAGGATTTTAAAGGTGTTGAAAATCTGGCTGATAGAATTGTTTACAATAACGAGAATGATGAGTTTAGTGATGTAGTAGATAAACTGCGGAGCTATTTGGAGGAGAATAGTTGAAAGTAAGAATTTACTTAGCAGGAGCCATTGGCTGTTATGGTGTAGGAGCTGAATATCCAAAACTATGGCGCAAGATGGCATCCGAATGGTTTGAAATATATTCTGGCTATGCATACGATTATGATTTTTACTGTATTGACCCAACCCGCTATTATGAATACGGTAGGGATTATCACAAGTCAGAAAAAGAAGTTATGATGTTTGATTTACGTAAAGTTGAGTCTGCCGATGTTATTCTTGTTAATCTTAAAGATATTGAAAAATCCCCAGGAACAATTGATGAAGTTTTTGATGCATGGAAAAATAACATTCCTGTTATTGGTTTTTTTGATACAGAAAACAGTACAGAAGGTATTGAGTTACATACGTGGATTAGAAACCAAATAGACAGAATAGAAACAGGCGAAAACGCTATGAAAAAGGCAATGATTTATATTAAAGACTATTACGGAGAATCGAGGTGAGGAAATAGTATTTTGATTACAACTGGCGGAATGTTAGCAAGAGAATTGCTGAAAGAGGAAGATGACTTTATAACTGTCAGATTAAGTGGAAGAGAATATATTATTGAAAGCATTAGTAGAGTACCGGATTGTGTAGATGGGCCTACATCACATAGATGTCTTGATATCAGGGATGGCGGAGAGGGATACATTCGAAGATGATTAAAGAAGATAAGAAACTGCTTATAGAGCTGATATGTAACGAACAAACAAAGATGATAGTGAAGGACCATACAAAATATGAGTCGGATAGGTATAGGCACCTGGAGGAACTGAAGGTTAGGATTAAAGATATGTGAGGTGGATAAAATGGTAAAAGTTTTAAAAAGAGATTGTTCAGAGGTGGATTTTGATAAAGCTAAAATATCAAGAGCAATCATGAAAGCAATGAAAAATGGTGGTGTAATCCAACCGAAGATTGCAGATACCATAGCAGATGAAATTGAGAAATCTTGCTGTAACGAAGAAACGATTAGTATTTATGATATTGAAAATATAGTTTTTCAGAAGCTAATCGAAAAAGATGCTGTACTTACAGCCCAAGCGTATGAAGGATACCGTAAGACCAGAGAATTTCAGAGAGAAATGTCTAATACAACCGATGAAGAAATTCAAGAACTATTAGGTGGCATTAACGACTATTGGAATAGTGAGAATTCTAATAAGAATCCAAGATTGGTTACAACGCAGCGTGACTATATGGCAGGAATTGCAAGTAAAGATATATCTAGGAGATTTTTACTTCCGCCAGAGCTTGTTCAGGCTCATGAAGATGCAATCTTGCATTTCCATGATATGGATTATTTTGCTATGAAAACTCATAATTGCGATCTCATCAATCTTGAAGATATGCTTCAGAATGGCACAGTCATCAGTGAAACATTAATTGAGAAACCGCGTAGCTTTTCCACGGCATGTAATATTGCCACTCAGATTATTGCCCAGGTTGCTTCGTCACAATATGGAGGCCAAAGTATTTCTTTGGCACACTTAGCACCATTTGTTGATATTAGTAGACAGAAAATTAGAAAAAAAGTAAAGCAAGAGATCGATACCTTACTTAAGTCTAATGCAGTTGGCAGTTATATTAATTATTCAGATTATGTAGAAAAGGTTACGAATGAACGCTTGATAGATGAAATAAAGAAAGGAATTCAGACTATTCAATATCAAGTTGTTACACTGATGACAACTAATGGACAGGCACCATTTCTTACTGTTTTCTTGTACCTTAATGAAGCTAAGAATGAGCAGGAAAAAGCTGACTTGGCGATGTTGATCGAAGAAACATTAAAGCAACGTTATCAAGGCGTTAAAAATGAGCAAGGTGTATGGATTACTCCTGCATTTCCTAAATTGATTTATGTGTTAGAGGAAGATAATATTTCGAAAGATAGTAAGTATTGGTATTTGACTGAATTGGCTGCAAAATGCACAGCTAAACGTATGGTTCCAGATTATGTTTCTGAAAAAGTAATGTTTGAATTAAAGGGGGATATTTATACCCCAATGGGGTGTCGCAGTTTTCTTACTCCAGACCGTTTCACAGAAAAAGGTGTTGGAAATATCGCAAAAGCGAAGAACTATGAAGAAGGAAAGCATAAGTATTATGGTAGATTTAATTGTGGGGTAGTAACTATTAATCTACCAGACATAGCATTATCATCAAGTGGTGATTTCAATAAATTCTGGGAACTATTTGATGAAAGAACAGAACTTTGCCATAAAGCACTTCGTATTAGACACGAACACTTAAAAGGAACACCTTCAGATGTTGCTCCTATTCTTTGGAGATACGGTGCATTAGCACGATTAGACAAAGGTGAAACTATAGATAATCTTTTATATAATGGTTATTCAACTATTTCCTTAGGATATGCCGGATTATATGAATGTGTAAAGTATATGACTGGGAAGAGTCATAGTGATGAAGGTGAAGGAGAAGCTTTCGGACTTGCGGTAATGCAAGCTCTAAACGATAAATGTAACCACTGGAAAGAGAATGAAAATATTGATTATAGTGTTTATGGAACTCCATTGGAATCTACTACATATAAATTTGCGCAAAAACTTCAGGAGCGTTTTGGTGTAATAGAAGGAATTACAGATAGAGATTATGTCACTAATTCTTATCATATTCCAGTATTTGAAGAAATCGATCCGTTTGAGAAATTACGACTTGAGTCAAAATTTCAGAAGTTAAGTCCTGGAGGTGCTATTTCATATATTGAAACATGCAATATGCAAGATAATATTCCTGCTGTGTTGGAGATTCTTAAGTTTATCTATAACAACATTATGTATGCTGAATTAAATACAAAGAGTGATTATTGTCAAGTATGTGGATATGATGGTGAAATCCAGTTATTAGATATCGATGGAAAACTTGGCTGGAGATGCCCAAATTGTGGTAATGAGGATACTAATAAAATGAACGTTGCAAGACGAACATGTGGATATATTGGAACTGCAACAAATGGCTGGAATCAAGGACGATTGGATGAATTTCAGAATAGATATGTTCATGTAGATGACCATGCAATAGAGAATTAGGAGGAGACTACATTGCGCTTTGCTCAGATACGCAACATGGACATCAGCAACGGAGAGGGTATAGGTGTTGCCCTCTTCGTCCAAGGCTGTCATTTTCATTGTTACAATTGTTTTAACTCTGAAACATGGGACTTTCAAGGTGGACTCGAATGGACCCAAGAAACAAAATTACAGTTTTTAGACCTTATTAGCAAACCATTTGTTAAAAGGGTCAGTATTCTTGGTGGTGAACCATTGGCTGATGAAAATGTAGATGAAATTTGTATGTTACTAAATGAAATCCGACATACTTTTCGAGATAAAATCATTTGGCTATATACAGGCTATACATGGGAAGAATTATTTAATTACAACTGGCAAGAAAAAGCAGACTTAAGATTTAGTGAAAATCTTTTAGAACGCAGAGCAGATTTAATTAAAACATGTAGACAAAATACCATTAAATTATGTGATGTGCTTGTAGATGGAAAATATATGGAGGACAAGCGAGATTTAACCCTTAAATGGCGTGGCAGTAAGAATCAAAGAGTTATTGATGTTCAAAAATCGTTTCTTAATGGAGAACTAGTTTTATGGACAGCATGAATCAGAAGTGTTTGGTGTATTTCCAAGAGGAGGTACGCCAATACAAGATAATGTTAGATGGAGTTTTGAGTAAAGAGTACAGAGAATATATAAGTAGGAAACTACTTATGTTCCGGTATATCATTGATTTATTGAAGGAGCGTGAAGAATGATAAAATTAAAATTGCATTGCAACGTAACACCAGAGAAATTAATCAAGGCAGGATTTAAACAACAGTCAGAGAACAAGAGCCTATTTAGAAAGAGGGAGAGACTTTACAAAGATACAATTTCATTATCAATCAGAATTGACTTATCGAAGGAACCCGATGAACAGATTGAATGGTATGTAATTGATAACAATACCGGAATGAGTTACAACACATTCTATTTTACACCAAACACATGCAAGGATTTGGTTAGGGATATGGTATACAAAACATTTTGCGAAGTGATAAACGAGCTAGATAAAAGAGAAGTATTGTATGTGGAAGGTGATGATGATGATGGAAACAAGAATAGCAAAATTTGAAAAGGTATCAAGAGAACAGTTTTTCAAAGATATGATTGACTCCTTTGGAGTGAAATATGGAGTTCCGGGAGATGGATTACTTTCAGAAATCTACGAGAGAATCAAGTTGCCGCAAAGAGCCACAATGGGTTCAGCCGGATATGATATTTTTACACCAGTACATATTATACTTGAGCCAGGGATGACAATTAAGATTCCCACTGGTATTAGATGTAGGATTGAACCTGGTTGGTTTTTAGGTATATTACCTCGTTCCGGACATGGATTTAAGTATGGGGTGCGCCTAAGTAATACTTTTGGAATAATTGATAGCGATTATTTTTTGTCTAATAATGAAGGACATATTTTTGTAAAGTTAATCAATGATTCGTGCATCTGTAAAACAGTAGATATACCAACATGGCAAGGGATGGCACAAGGTATCTTCTTACCATTTGGAATTACAGTAGATGATGAGTGTAACACGGTACGAAATGGTGGTTTCGGGTCAACTGATAAACCAGAATATTATATTTAGAATGAGGTTAGAAAATTATGTATAAAAGCGTATATGTAAAAACACATGAATGTTTTGCAAAAGAATGTAGATAAGTGGTGTGATATGCAAATTTGGGATTATAAAGCAGAAAAAAACTTAGTAGAGAATATCATGAACTTTGTATCTGCTGGAAACATATGACGGACAAAGAATTTCCGAGATTGACGGAGGAAGGAATATAGATGGGATATTGTAATGGAGATTGTGAATATTTAACAAGTCGGCATAACTGCAAAAAGTATAAAAAGGGACTTACATACAGCCGGTTCAGTAGTCGGAGTGTATCAACTGGAACCGTCCATGAGCGGTGTAGCGAGTGTGATAAGGATTATTGGATTGCCGAGTTAGAAGCGCGCTTAAAACCTAACAGCTTACCGTCAGAAACTGACCCAGAGGATAGTATCCAATGTGGAAAATGTAATAGTGATGTGCCAATAGATGAGGATTACGAGTATTGTCCATACTGCGGTCAAAAGCTTTAGTTTACAAAACTGACATTTTCCGGGAGAACCGGAGGGAAGGACATTATGGACGGATTGAAAGTTAAATACAATGTGTATAAAGTATCGGATAACAGCATCGTGGATGAGTGTTTTGTGCTTCGACCGGACAGGGACCCGGCGGCAAAGGCGGCTTTATTGGCCTATGCGGATGCCACAGATAATGTAGCCCTGGCGGACGATATTCGCAGGTGGATGGATACAATAAATTAATATTTAACGGAGGAACAAAATGGACAGATATTTATGTAAGGCAAAGAGATTGGACAATGCCGAGTGGGAGAAAGGCTATTATGTAAAATGCAGAGGACATCACTATATCTTGCCGGTATATGATGATGACCATGGATATGACGAACGTTATGCGGAATGGATTGAAATAGACCCTAAAACCGTCTGTCAGTATGCCGGAATAACCGATAAGAACGGTAGAGAAATTTGGGAGAATGATATTATCTACCATGATGCAATTAAGGCAGTCGGAAAAGTAATGTGGTATACGGAAGATTATATAGGATTTGCTGTGGATGATATAGACGATAGCTATCAACAGTATACGCTTGAAATGTTTGCAAATGCTGATGTTGTTGGCAACATTTTTGACAATCCGGATTTGCTTTATCCGCAAAACTGATATTTAATAAAAATAGGAGAAACATATGAGGAAATTATCTATAATGTGGATCAGTGTATTATTCCTATCCTTAGTCACGCCCATGGCGACATGGGCAGAAGAAAACAAAGAAACCGTTACAATGACGGCACAGATAGAAACAATGAAAGAAGCATTTATTGGGGCGTTAGAACCTAAGACAATGTATGCAAATAAAGATGGAGTTAACATCTGGGAGAAGCCTGATATTGAATCAATAGTTCTTGGTCAGACCTTTCTGAATACATCATTTGAAGTGTTTGGCGAATATGATGGATGGTCCATGATTACCACAGAAGATGGTTATGCCTATATCAAATCTGAGTATCTTTCTGATACAGAAACTTCCCTTGAATATATTGGACAATTTAAAATTAGTCACTATTGCTGTGAACCATATAAGCATATATGCGGCGATGGAAAAGGGCTTACCCGGACAGGAATACCTGTATATCCTGGACTAATCAGTGTTGATCCAAGCGTCATACCTCTTGGCAGCACGGTTGTTATAGATGGCGTTGAGTACCAGGCAGAAGACACAGGGGGAATGATTAAGGGCCACAAGATTGATATGGCTGTAGAGACACACCAGGAGGCTTTGGAGATGGGGGTGTACTGGGCTGATGTTTATATTAAAAGATGAAAGAGTGTATATAAGAGGTTATTTTGGGCTGGTATATAATCCGGCCCTATTGTATTGGAGGTATTGTATGAATGTAGATAAATACTTAAAAGTGAAAGACATACAGAAAATATTAGATTGCAGTGAGAAGAAGGCATATGCTATAATAAAGAAGAAGTCATTTCCCAAAATAAAAATTGGTAAACAGTACTATATTCCGATTGATGCATTTAAGAAATGGGAAAATACATATATTTACAAGGAATTTAAAATATAAAAAGTGTTCCCAAAAGTGTTCCCACTTTTTCTAAAAGTAAGTAAAATAAGGATAATCTGGACTTTTGCAGCGGTCTCCAAAACCGTAGATGGGGGTTCGAGCCCCTCTTCCCCTGCTGACTATTTTAACGAATAGCCCAACCCGAGGAGAGTCGAGAAATCCTTATTTTATGAGGGCACTGAAAAACTCCCGTTTTTTGTGGGAGTTTTTCTTTCTTCTATAATATGGTGTCAGAGATTATGATTCACTAAAAAATATGGGCTGTTTTATCATCCGGCCAGTGCAATCAACTTCGTTATTCTCTTAATATTTGCTACGAATGCCGTAAAATTCATTTGCAATTCCATAGCAAACAATCCCACTGAATCTGCTCTGCCTAATCCGTGGGCTTCCTTTAATTCCCCATTCTTTTCTTCAATCCGGTGCCGTATCTTCAGGCGTTCTTGAAATTCTTCGCTTGCTTCAAATTCCAGCCTGCTCCGGTTCTTTTCTCTTGCTTGGGTAATACTATAGCTGTGGGTTTTCCACTTCCCTACTTTACACTGTCCTTTTAGAGGGCACTTTTCGCATTTTTTCTTGCTGAATACGTAATTCCGGTACTGGTTCCCGTTCTTTGCCTCCCGCTTCTCAACCCGCATGGCCAGTTCACCTGCCGGACATTGCAGCATCTTTGCATCTTTGTTAAAACTGAATCCTTCCTCAAGTTTCGCTTCCGCAGCAGCCGCGGCCGCAGGATTTATTTTCGCTATTAAAGTGATTTTTTCCCCGCAAGCATCCACGTTGTCCTCACTGACATACGCCATGTCCCCGATCACTTCCGTTACTTCAATCCCGTTTTTCTGGGCCTTTTCAATTAATCCGGGCAACTGCTGGCCGTCAGGTTCCCCTCCCGGCGTTATGCTTATCCCCGCGATCAGCCTTTCCTCCGCCATTGCCAGATGGTTCTTGTACCCATAAAATGTACTCGTGGGTGTCTTGTGCCCAAACCGGGCATCTTCGTCATCTTTTGATCTGATTTCCCGGATCTTATCCGTATCTAATAATCCCCGTATCCTTTCCGCCAGGTCCTGTATCTTTTTGTCCCCGCAGGCGGCAATCCCTTCCTCCAGGACGGAAAGCAATTCCTTCGTATAGGCAATTTCCTCATCCAGGCCCGCTTCCAGGGATGGCTCCTGAACAAAAGATAAATCAAGCCGGAGGAATAACGAGTCATAAAATTTGGCAACAGGCTGAGAGGTAAAAAGACGGATGTCTTTCAA